TTATAATTTTAGTAAATTCAGTATCTGTAAATTTATTAGTTTCAATTAACTGGAAAATATCTCCATCCATTTTTTCTAGCTGTAAATATCCTGCTTCAGTTTTATCCGATGTAATACAAATCCAACTGTCATAATATCCAACTACATCAGTTTTATATAAATTTATATATTCATTTTTTAATTTAATAAATATACTACGTTCATTGTTAAATGTTTCTTCTATATTTTCTTTTGTAAAATTATCATTGTCAGCAAAAATTTGAATTTTAACAATATAATCTTTATTTTTACATGAAAATATATGAATAGTTCCAAATGCGCCTTTACCAACTTTTTGTTTTGATACGGCACCACACCCTCTTTTTTCAAGTTCTTTAACACAACCTGATTTCCATGGTTCTGGAGCTTTAGGTAGAAGTGCAAATTCAGCTCTAATGATTTTAATAAAGTTTTGGGCATCTAAACCATCTTGTTGATTACGATCATAAAATGTTTTAAATTTTTCAAATGCTGATTTAAAATTAATAAAATTAATAAGTTTATGTACTGAACTACTATCTGATATTGAGTCTAGAAATTTAACATATTTAACATATTCTTGTGAATCTATTGCTAAAAGTTTTTCTTGTTCTTCAATTTGAGATTCTACAAGGTTGTTAAAAATTTTTACAATTTTATTTATTGATTCAGTAAATAATATAATTGTTTTTTTATCTTTATTATCAGGATCATCATTATATTCCACAACAGCCTCTACATCATCAAGTATATAATTACTAAATACATTATCTAATGCATTTAATATTGTTTTTAATCCAGTTTTAATATCATCAGATGGATGTGTTAATTTAGTAAAAATATCTTTAATTTGACCGACAGCATAGAAATATTGCATTGCATATACATAATTTCCTTGTATAAGATAATTCTGTTTTATATAAGTTGGATCAGACAAAACCTTCTTAATCTTATAATCTTTAAAATTTTCTATAAACATATTAATAATTTTATTAACAAAACGTTTTAAATTTTCATTAAGATTAACATTTTTATCAATAGACTCATATTCAAATTTATTATTAACAAGTAAATATTTTTCTTTCAGTACATATGATATAAATCGATAATAATCATACATTTTTAAAATTTTAAATACATAATCAGACATAGTACCAGTATTATGTGTTGTAAATCCAAAATCTGTCATAACTATTTTATCAATAATTTCAGTATTTTTTTTATAATTATAAAGATAATTATTTGGTTTTGAATCAAAATGAATAAAACCTTTATCATGAAATTTTTCAATAATATTTATAATTGTATCAAAATTGTTATTTGTTAATTTATTATTATCAATTAAATCTAATATATCTCCATCCATTTTTTCTAACCGTATATACCCAACTTCGTTTCCTTTATCTGTTAGACACTTCCAACTGTCATGAAATTTAACTATAGCAGTACTATATAAATTATTAAAATTATATATTAATGTGTTAAATATATTAACTTCATTATTGAATATATTCTGTCCTTCTATTATATCTTGTTCATATTTATAATCACCATATAGTTGGATTTTTACTATATAATTTTTACTAGTTTTATTATCTTTACATGTAAGATTATGAACAGAACCATAATCTCCTTTAGCAATTGCGTGTCCAATTATTGTACAACCTTTCTTTTTAAGTTCGTCATTACACCCTGCTAACCATGGTTCTGAAGCATGTTTTATATTTTCATATTCATCTCTAAGGGTTGTAATTAATAGTTGAGCTTTTTTATCACTTTGCAATTCATTTCTATAATATCGTTCAAATTTATTAAAAGCTATTCTATACTCACTAATATTAGTGATTAAATTAAGAGTATTATTAAGAGATATTTTATCTACTAAATCTTTATATTTTTTATATTCTTTTATATCTACTGTTAAAAGATTTTGTTTAGCTAAAGTTTCTCGCTGAGCCTTAGCTAAAGCTTTAGCTTCTTCTGCTTGTAAAGCTAGAACTTTTGCTTCCCTTTGAGTCTTTTTAGCTTTTTCTGCTTGTAAAGCTAGAACTTTTGCTTCTTTTGCTTCTTTTGCTTCTTTTGCTTCTTTTGCTTCTTTTGCTTCTTTTTGTTCTTTATCTTATTATTCTTCTTTTTCTTATTATTCTTGTTAATCTTATTCTTTTGGTTTATTTTCTTCTTGTTCTTTGTCTTTTTGAGCTTTAGCTTTGTCTTCTGCGTCAGCTTTATCTTTCTGTGCTTGTATAACTATAGCTTCATCGGTCTTTAATTGTGTAAGTTTAGCTCGTTCTTTAGCTTTAGCCTCAGCTTCAGCTTGTTTATTAGCTTTAGCTTGAGCTTCTTTTGCTTTTCTTGTTTCTCTTAAAGCTTTTGCTTTTAATCTCTCTGATTCACGTACTTTATCTATTACATGCCCAGCTTGAGCCTCGCTTTTAACTGCTTCTGCGACCTTTATTATACTACTAACCTTGTAAATTTCTGTTGAATCTACATTAATAGCATTGCCCCATACAATATTACCAGTAGGTCTATTTGACACTGAATTTCTAGGAAGAAATAGCACATCATCTTGATACAGATCATAAAGGATACTACCACCGTTCATCATAGCATTTTTTACTGTTGATTCAGAGCATGTAGTATTATCATTCTGTCGTAATATACCATCTTTGACAGAGTAATAACTCATTTATATAACAGAATAAAAAATTAGATATATTTGATTATATTAATTTTTTATCTTTAACAAAATCTAAATACGTATTTAGAATATATGTCATATCTTCAGTATTTACATTATTAAGTTCGTCATCTACATTATTTTCATCATTTTTATAAATTATATCATGTATTTTAATTAAATATAAATTATATAAATCATTTAATCCAGTTAAAGTAACAGACAGTGTTGTTTGTAACTCAACAGATGGATTTTTTGGATAATTTTTTTTAATTTGATAGATAATATAAAAATATCGCATTGCGTATATAAACATATACATAGTACTGTCATCAGTAAATTTTATATGTTTTTTATAAATTTTATTATTTAAAATAGCCTTAATATCGTAATTTTTTGAATTTTCTATAAATATAGTTATAATTTTATTACTAAAATTAATATATGATTGATTCATTTTAATATATTTATCATCTTTTATATATTTTTTATTTTCAATTTCAAAATCTTTATTAACATACAATCTATTTGTATTTAACATGACTAGTAAAAATATATAATAATCATATAGTTTTATTATATTAAATATATTTGTACCATTATATTCATGTGAAGTAAACGTAAAATCTATTAAAACTATACTATCACTTTTATCTTTATAATAATAATTTATTGGATTTGAATTAAAATGAATAAAACCAGCGTCATGAAAATTTTCAAGAATATTTAAAATATTGTTAAATTTAGCATCTGTAAATTCACCATCTTCAAGTGATTTTGTAATACGTTTACCTACTTTCTCTAACCATATATATCCTGCTTCTTGTTTTTTATCTGTTAAACACGTCCAACTGTCAATAAATTTAATTATATAATTTTCATATAAATATTTATACTGATTCTCTTGTAGTTGTTTAAATATACAAACTTCATTGTTAAATACATATTTTCCATCATCTCTATTTACTTTATCTTCATAACTACCATATAATTGGACTTTTACTATATATTCTTTATTAGAATTACTTTCTGTACATGTAAAATTATGTATAGTTGTAAAATCTGTAGTATCAATTACTTGTGAATCAATTGTACAATTTTTGTTGGCAATTTCTTTTTCACAGTTTGGCCATGGTTTTGGGGCTTTAGGTATAAGTTTATATTCGCGTCTAATAATTTCAATTAGTTCTAGAGCACGTGGAAGTGTTTGTTTATTTCTAAAGCCCTTAAATTCGTTAAACGCTGTTTCAAAATTAGTAAAATTTTCAAGTTTAGAAAGATTAAGATTATCTGCTAACTTTAAAAAGTTAGCATATTTATCATATTCGTTAATATCAATATTCTCAACTTTAGCTAGAGCTTCTCTTTTAGCTTTAGCTTGTTCAGCTCTTCTTTTATTAGCTTTAGCTAAAGCTTCTCTTTCAGCTTCTCTTTTAGCTTTAGCTTCTTCAGCTCTTCTTTTATCAGCTTTAACTTTTACTTCTTCAGCTTCTCTTTTAGCTTTAGCTTCTTCAACTCTTCTTTTACTCTCATTGCTCGATTGAGATGATGCGTTATCTTTAACTGCTTTTGCAACAGTTATTATACTATCAACCTTACTAATTTCTGTAGGAAATACACTAATAACTTTATTCCAGTTAATATGGCGTATAGGTCTGTTTGATGGAACTCCTCTAGGAAGGAATAATATATCATTTTGATACATATCATAAAGGATGCTACCACCGTTCATCATAGCTCTTTTTACTGTTGATTCAGAGCACATAGTATCATCACTCTGTCGGATTATTCCATCTTTGACAGAGTAATAACTCATTTATATAACATTTTATTAAAATTGAATTTAATATTAAGAGTATTTTAAAACACTTAACGAACAATAATGTACGCAACTAAATCGCTTGAATCTCTATTATTCGAACAGTTAGAAGGTATTAGAAATACTATTACTAATATTATTGAAACTAATAAGAATGATAGTTTTGTAGAAGTTAGAAAAAATGATACTTTATATACATTTGACGAAATTGTTCCATATAACTAAAAAATCTCTAAAATATATAAAAAATAATGAAATTAGATCTCGTATTTTAGATGGTCCAATTAGCTTTATTAAAAATTGGGATAATATTCTACTAGCAGGTGGTTCAATTCAACATTATATTAATAATGAAATGCCAATGAAATGGGGATTTGACTATGATATATTTATATATGGATTAAATGAAGAGGAAGCATTTAAAAAAGCTAAAGAATTATGTAAATCTTTTCAAATTCATCAAATGAACAATATATTATTTGCTAATAATTTTGATTCTGATTCTGATTCTGATTCTGATTTTGATATTTATATTACTAAAAATGCTATTACATTTAATGATATTCAAATTATTCTTAAATTATTCGTAAATAAAAAAGATATTCTAGATTCATTTGACATTGATGCTAGTTGTATTGGATTTGATGGAGAAAATATACTGTTAAATGAAAATGGTAAATTTGCGTACGAAACTGGATACAATAAAGTTGATATGAAGAAATATTCATCAACATACTGTCATCGTATTGTTAAATATATGAAAAAAGATTTTGGAACTATCTTTACAAATTTGAAAACTATTAATATTAAAAATAAAGAGTTAAAATTTGAAAACCGTACATTTGATGATATTACAATGGTATCAAACGTTATTACTCATTTAGACATTTATAATGATCAATTAGGTATTGAGAGTTCATACTATGACAGTTCTAATTGGAATTGGGAACATGAGCACCAATACTTCGCTTACATAATTATATGTTTAAAAAATGGTAAAGATTTTCCATTCAAATGTGAAGAACTTCAAAAGAACTTTACAGTTCCGTATGAAGTTATACCATACTTTAATCAACGGTTGATTGCAATAATTCAACGCTGTAATCCTAATATCGCTAGTATTAAAAAATATTTTATAAAAACACAAACAATTGATGTAATAAAAGCAATTCTTGATAAAAATAAAGAATTATTGTGCGAATATATTGATAAAGAAATTGAAAATATGAAAGAACTTATTAAAAACTATAGTAGTTCTATATCATGGGATAATTATCTTGGAGGTCTTAATCTTGAAGAAATTTATAAGTACCCTATGACATATAATAAATTCTATAAATTAAATTAAACCCTGATTTTTAAGTAAAACAACAATATTAGGTACAGCAAGTGCTATAATTATACTAGAAAATACTAATATAGTATCATATTTTTCATTTTCTTCAGGATAATAATTTACTAAATAGATATTAAACAGCGCAATAACTAATACTGAGAATAATACATTAATAAAAGACCAAACAACATGAAAACCTATTTTTTGTTCTAATGTTGTTAAATCTTTTGTTTTATCATATAGAACGAATCCCATACCAATACCTATAAATAATACTATAATAAACACTATATAAAATTGTATTTTCAATTTAAAATCCATGGGTTATATTATTATATAAAGATTTAAAATGGAACATGCTATTTGTATTTGCAGTACTGAAGAAGAGCTAACGAATGTTATAAGAAACAATAATGTTGAAGATTATATAGATATTATATATGAAAAAATAATTGAAAATGATTATTCATACATAATTCAATATTGTGGAGACTGTATTATAGGTATTGGAGATTATATTGAACAAAATATTGAGAATGATGAATTTATTACTAAATCATTGAACAATAATAGTGAATTATATCCTATATATTCATGTATTATTTATCACGCGTTAAATATTAACAGATATGATATTTGTCAAAAAATAATTGATAAAAATATGTTTAACAACGATTTATTTTCAGTAATGTTAAATAAATTTAAATATTTATATAAATTTAAAAATACTGATATTATTAAACTGTTACAGAATACAAATAATATATCTGATACTGCTAAATTACGAGTATTATTTGATTTTCTAACTTATTTTCACGGTTATACCGACGAAGACGTAACAGAATTAAAAAATTATATAAAAGACAATTACGATTTGTTAGGTCATTTAAATTATCTTATAAAAAATATTATATTTAATCGTACTTATTACAGTATAAGTCTTAATAAGGTAAGTTTTAAATTAATTTGTGAAGTTGTTAACATTAATTGTAATGAAATAGATGAATATATATTAAAAAATATTTTAAATATGGAATATGGATATAAAGATTTAACTGAATGCGGATATAATTTTATTAGACTGAAGAATGAGTACTTAGAGGTGCTTTGTAGTCGGGTACTGAAATATTCATGCTTAAACATGGTTAAGTCGTTAGTTGAACATGGCGCAACAATATCAAATAATAAGAGAACACCTCGTTCAGGAGACAGTAAAATAGTTAGAAAATACTTAATTGGCAATAATATTATTAAAAATTAAAATTGATTTAAATATCTCTTTTAAAAAAGAGATATACACATAATGACGAACGTTTATATTCTTAAACTAGAATCTGGCAAGTATTATGTTGGTAAAACTGATAATCCTAAAGTAAGAATTGATAATCATTTTAACTCTAATGGTTCGGCATGGACACGGAAATATAAGCCAGTTAAAGTTGTAGATATTATAACTGACTGTGATGACTTTGACGAAGATAAATATACACAAATTTATATGAGAAAATATGGTATTAACAACGTTCGTGGCGGTAGTTTCTGTCAAATTAAACTTAGTAATGGGACAAGAACAGTTCTTAAGAAAATAATGAATACAGCTATGAAAAAGTGCTATAACTGTGGTATAGCAGGGCATTTTATAACTGAGTGCAAAACAGCGGTAAGTGATAGTGATACTTCAGACGACGATGACGCATGCTATAGAACGAGTTATTATGCTAATAATACATGTCATATTAACACAAAATAATAGTTAAATGACAATAATTTCTTCTCAGACAACAGTTATTAAAATTGATTTTAACACACTTCTTTTTTATTAACAAGTATATCTACAATGCAATCACTCAATTTAAACGATTTTAATTTAAATACAGTTCCATTTAATTTAAATGGTTTAAAAGTTTTTAAATCATCTAGAAATAATATAATTGAAATTGAAAATTTACCAGAAGGACTTGAAAAACTTGATTTATCACATAATTACATTGAAGTAATTGAAAATTTACCAGAAGGACTTGAAGAACTTGATTTATCAGATAATTATATTAGAGTAATTGAAAATTTACCAAATAGTTTAAAAAAATTATTTCTATATTCAAATCATATATTTAAAATAGAAAATTTACCAGAAAATCTTGAAGAATTATATTTAAGCTTAAATAAAGATATAACTGAAATTAGAAATTTACCAGAAACGTTAAAAATTCTACATTTAGATTGTATTTCAATAGAATTTACAATAATTAAAAATCTTCCAAATTCTATTAAAGAGTTAAGCCTTGGAGGATTTAATATTTGTGATAATTCACTTAAATTACCGGCTAATCTTAAAAGTTTAAATTTAGAAAGAAATGATTTAAAAAAATTTCCAAAACCACTACAAGAAAGTGTTAAAGAATTGAATTTAAATAATACTAATTTTAGTGTAATTAAAAATTTACCAAAGAATTTAAAAACTTTAACAATAATGGATACATATGTTAAAAAATTAAAGAACTTACCGAAAAATCTTGAAGAATTACATGCTAGAAGTACTAAAATAACTAAAATAGAAAATTTACCAGATACGTTAAAAAGTTTATATATTGATAGAAATGAAATTAACAAAATAGAAAATTTACCAAAAGAATTATTATTCTTAGCTATTGATATTAGTAAAGTTAAAGATATCGATTTTCTAAATTTTCCTGATAGTTGTCAAAATAATTATAGATATGAATTTTTTGGAAGTACATATTATCCAGATACATTTTATATTAAAAGAATTCATAAAATGAAAAAGTTTGTTAGACTCGTTAGAGGTATTTGGGCAGTTATTCAAATAAAACGTGTATTTAAACTTAAATTATATCATCCTGATAGTAATTATGTAAGAAATAATTTAAAACAACATTTTGAAAATAATCAGAAACAGTTGTCTTAACTTTGGAATGCCATACCCAGCACTGAAACGCCATCCCTATCCTCCTCTTAAAATTGATTTAAAGATAACTTTTTTATTATTTTATATATCGAAAGACCAAAAATGCCTATTAAACGATTTTGTGAAAAAGAAGGGTGTGAGTACTCTAGTACAAATTCGTGTAATTTTAATAAACATAAATTAACTCATACAAATGAAAAACCATTTAAGTGTGATCAATGTAACTATGGTGCTAATTCTCAATATCATTTAAATAGACATAAATTAACTCATAATAAGATTTTAAACATTAAATGTAAAGAAAAAGAGTGTAAATATGCTACAAATTTAACTGATAGTATGAAAGTTCATATGCGAACACATACAGGGGAGAAACCTTATAAATGCGACCAATGTAAATTTAAAACTACTACAGCGAGTAAATTAACACTTCATAAGAGAACTCATACAGGCGAAAAACCTTTTAAATGTTTATTTAAGGACTGTGGAAAGAGTTTTGCTAGAAATGAGAAATTAAAAGTTCATATGAATACTCATACAGGAGCAAAACCTTATAAATGTAAAGTAGAAGGTTGTGTTAAAGCTTATGCTAAATCAGAAAGTTTAAGTGTTCATGTAGATACACATACAGGAAGAAAGAGATATAAATGTAAATTTGCAGACTGTATTTACGCAACATCAGACTATAGTCATTTTACAGTTCATGTAAGAAGACATACAGGAGAAATGAAATATTTATGTAAAGTTGATAATTGCGATGCTGGATTTCCTGATTCATCTAATTTAAAATGTCATATGAAGATTCATAACCCAGAATACCAACAGCGTCAGAAAAGAAAAGAACAACGAGTAGCTGATTTTCTTACAAAAGAAGAAATAGTATTTAATAGAGAACATACAATTAATTTTGGAGAATGTATTAAAACAAAAGAAGGTAAATTTTGTAAAATAGATTTTACTATGCTTACAAAAGATAATTGTTTAATTGCGATTGAATGTGATGAAAACCAGCATAAAGATTATCCAATTAGCTGTGAAATTCGGCGAATGAATGATGTTTATACAAGTGTTTTAACCGGAAATCCTCCACTTAAAGGAATTCATTGGATTCGATATAATCCAGATAAATTTAGAATTGATGATAAAGAATCAAGTTGTGAAGGAGTTGTGAGATTAAAAAAGTTAAAAGAAACAATCGAAAGAATTCAGAATAATCCTCCACAAAATAATTTTAGCATTACATATTTATATTATGATGTATTTGGTAATAAACCCGAAATTACGATTGATAAAGATTTTATTGAATCATTTAAAAATAATGTTTATTGCTATCCTATTAAAATTGAAATTATATATGGTAAAGACAGTAAAGACGGAATTGAGATGAAGACAGGCAAAGAAGAGAAAGTATTGAATGAAGAAGAGAAAATAATTAAAGAAAAAGAAGAAATTAAAAAGGAACAAAGTGATAAATTTGATCATGAATTTGATGATGAATTTGATGATGAACCTGTTGATGAATCTGATGATGAGTCTGATGATGAGTCTGATGATGAGTCTGATGATGATAAAAAAAATAAAAAGCTATTATGCCCATATAAAAATTGTAATTATACAGCTCCTTACAAAAGTGTTTTAGATACCCATATTAAAAGTGTTCATAAAAAAATTAAAGATGTTATATGCCCAACATGTGAGATAGCATGTCTTGATATTGGGCATTTAAATACTCATGTTAACCGTGTTCATAAAGATATTAGAAATCATAAATGCACCCAATGTAAGGGTGATTTTAACACGAATGGTGGTCTTACTAGACATGTTAAAAGTGTTCATAAAAAAATTAAAATAATTTGTGAAAAGTGTGGTAAAAAATTATCTTCAAATTATACTCTTAACAATCATTTAAAGATTTGTACAGGTTCTTTAGAATATAAGTGTGATAAATGTGCTAAAAGTTATGTAACTATTTATAGTCTTAATAGACATAAAAAAAATAATCATTAAAATATAAACTTAAGTAATTAATATTAAAAAATATATTTTTTTTTGCCTGAAATAATAATTATACAAGACTGAAATACTATACCCATAACACTAAGATTGAAACGCCATTCCCATAACACCCCCCGCCGTACGAAGGAAGTTATAGTTACGAGCAAACACATGAGCGATACCATCATGGCCCGATCCCATGTTGCGAAGAGTGGCAACAACCTCAACCGTGTCAAGACGAGAGAAATTGGCAGTACCCTGAGGCTGGTACTCTTCAGGTGAGAGTGCGAATGAGTAGACCATAAGACCACGAGAACGTGTGTCAAGGCAATCGGGAGAGTAGTAAGGAATGTTAGAGTGATGGTAGAAAGGCTGTACAAGGTTGAAGTAATCACCCGCACGATCGTGGAAGCGATCCTGACCGTTCATGCGAATCTTAAGCGACGAGACAGGGTTCTCGCCCTTCGCGCATGGGTCGCAAACTGGGCCACCTTCCGCATCGAAGATAGCATAGAAGTTCCACTGGTTACCGCCCCAAACGGCACCGCCACAACCTGACGGAGGCTGGTTGTTTGTGTTTTTAACGAGACACTCTGTGCGAGCGACCGCCGCGTTCTCTTGGAACCACATAACGAGCTCGGAAATGGGATGATTCATGTTAAGACGAATGCGGGGTGTCGAAGACACAACCGACTCACCCTGATTGTACTGGTGCTGAACAATGAGCTGTTCGTGAGGGTTCTGTGCGAGAGCCTGACGCGCATCATTGTCAAGGAAGATGTAGTTAATCCAGAGAGAACCTCCGATCATGTGAAGAGGAACAATTCCACCAGCAGAGTTAGTACCGATAGCAGACGCGTTATCATCATCTACCTGATCGTCAAGAGCGGGGCAACATAGAATGACACACTCCTCGAAGCAACGAAACTCGTACTGAATGCGGACCTGAGTAAAGGTAAGCGCAGCGAGAGGTAGAGCCAGACCAGGATTAGTATTGAACCAGAAGTAAAGAGGAATGTAAAGACGCTGGGCAGGGTGAGATCGACGGCAACAATCAGAGCTCTCGGGGAGCTCGTTGCCATCAGCATCAAGACCGGAATTCTTACAGGTCTGATTGCCGTTAACACGAAGAGCAACTGCTGTACAACCTGGTGTTTTAGAACCACCAACTGGTAGAGGAATTGACCCACCGTTGGGAAGACCGGCAACGTAAGTAAGATTCTGCTGGCCAATCATCTGGTTGTATCCAGCGCGCTTTGTTGCCGGAAGAGTAAGCTCGTTCCAAGCATCCCACCAGATACCGTACTGACGATCAAGATCGCAACCTCCAACGTTGACAGTAGCACGATAAACGATAGTATGACCAAGGTTAGGTGCCCATGACACACCGAATGCGCCAGTACCAACCTGATCCTTAAGCTCGGGAAGATCGAGCTCAAGAGTACAATGAGTAATAAGATCACCATTGCGCTGGACCTCAATCTGAACCTTGCGACCGAAATCAACAACACCTTGGAAGTTGTTCTCGATCTCCTCCATCGCGAAATTAACATATGAATCATACGCTGTCTTGAAGAATGTCATCTGAGGTGATCCTGTGAGCTTCTCATCCTGAACGCCAACGGCTGCTAATTGAACGTAGGCGCAAGGCATATTGCTTTTATATAGTAAGTCAAGAAAAAAAATTAATAGAAATCACACAATAATTATTTATTTAATTTTTTGGGTTCCATTTCCATTTATATAATTCTTCAAGTGATTTAATTCTTTCTTTTGTTAAAATTCCATCTTTTATTGTTCCACGCTTCACCATTCGTTGCTTCTCAATCCATCTATATAAAGATGTTTCTTCCTTAATAGATCTCTTTGGATATCTGTCATGTTTATCTAAGAACTCTTTGAGTTCATTATATATATCAATCCATTGAATTTTTGTATCCCATTTCCAAAATGGAAGTGTTTCAAGTAATTTAACACACTTATCTGTTAAAATTCCAGCTTTATATACTCCACGTTTTACTAATTTCTGGCGATTAAGCCAAGCACCTAAAATTTGTTCATCTTCATCTTTTGAATGGTCTGAAGGATATTTATCATCATTATCTTCAATAAACTCTTTTAATCTTTCAAACTTTAGAGTCCATCCATTCTTTCCATATTTATTATAGACACTTATACTTAACGATTTATATAACTCCTTAAAATCAATATTTTTACCAAATTTTAAAACATTATTACATTCAATTGTAAATTTGTTACTCGTTCCTCCAAAATTCTTTCTATCTTTAACTTTAAATTCTTCAACAAGTCTTTTATCAATACTTCCTAAAGCTTTTAATACAGCTTTAATATTACCAAAATCTTCAGATATATTTAATACATTATCATTAACATCTTCAATAACTGTTGGTAAAAGAATATATGCCATTTTTTTAGTAGGATAGAGTCTTAGAGGACGCCCACAACATTGAATAATATCAATAATAGATGCTTTATTATCTATAAAACAGATTGAATTTACAATAGGAATATTAACACCTTCTGCGAAAATTTTAGCACTACATATAATTGCTTTTTTACTCTTACAAAATTCATTAATAACACTACGTCTCTTTTTCATCGAATCATTGCCCGATAATATAAATATTTTAATATTCTTTGTAAAATTATTTAATAAATTTGATAGAGTAATTACATCATTATTAAAATTACTAAATGTTAGCATATGAGAAATCTTCTCGTGATCGTTAAATGATTTAATAATAAGTAATGCGGTCATTAATAATCGTGATGTAACTATTTTATCTTTAACATTTATATAATTATTATTAATTATAATTTCAGAAAATTTTTCATTGATAAATGGAGCTATAATTTTATAATCAGTTAAATGTTCAGATTCAATAGCTTCTCCAAGACTATATCTATAAATAACTTTTCCATAAATATTATCATCATCCATACTCGATATTTCATCATGATCTTCATTCTTTTTATAAACTTTCTCAGTTGCTGTCATAAATAGTCTTTTCTTAATTTTAATAGTTTCGTGAAGTAATTTACAATATTTTCTACTGTAATCACCACAAGTTTTATGAGCTTCATCAAATATTGCTATATCATATTTTATATTTAATTTCTTCGAGATTTTATGAAGTATATTACTACTTTGATATGTTGTAATTATAATAAATTTTTCATTCTTATCCAAAAATTCTTCAACAGTATCATCATTCGTTGTATATTTGATATCAACTATTCTTTCTTTATTTCCATTTTCATTATCAAAATCACTTCCAATTAATAAATATTTAATATTAGTATTCATTTGAACATACATGTAATAAATTTGACTTAGTAAATACAACGAAGGAACCGCAATAATAACTTTATCTGCTTTTAAAGCTTCAGTAATCCAATAACTTACAACAGTTTTACCTGTTCCACAAGGCATATAAATAATTCCTCTTTTATTTTCAACTTTTTTAAAATATTTTTTAGCAGACTTAATAATATCTGTTTGATAATCTCTTTGATTTATTACAATTTGTTCTTGTTTATCAGGAGCGCGAATATTTTTAAAGAATGTTTCACTAATATTATTTACATTATCGTAAAGAAAACATCTAACTTTATCACAATTTTCAACTGTTTTATTAACATATTTAGTATTACTGAAAAATATAGCTCCTTTAAAATTATATCCATAAGCATATGTTGTAGATAAAAATGTTGATAATTCACGATAACAAATAGATTTGTTATAATCAGATCTATATTTTACTTGAATAGCTATACACTCATCATCTTTATTAATGGCAACAGCATCAACTCCAATATCATTATTAGGTATTTTAAGTTTTTTTCTAATAGTTTCTGGTAAATCAGCTAACATATAATATTCCTTAAATTCGGCAATACATTGAGGATTAGTGTTAAAGAAGTGTTTCGAAAAGTATTCAAAATGCCGTCCTTTAACAGTAGTACTCTCTTCTTCTGACAATTTCTCAACAAATTCATCAAAAGTGTTTAGCTCAGATACAAACTCGTAAAATGCTTCCATTTTCGTTATGTAATGTAATATTAGTAATCGTTAAATCAATTTTAAAATTGAATTTGAATTTAACTATATATTATAAACGTTCAATATGGATAAACTTATTCAAAAAAGAGATGATATAAAGTTAAAGTTAAGTAATAATCGAATAACTGAAATTAAAGGACTCGAGACTTTAACTAACTTACAATATTTATCTTTATATGATAATCAAATAACTGAGATTAAAGGACTTGATACATTAGTTAATTTACAAGAATTATCTTTAACTCATAATCAAATAACTGAGATTAAAGGACTCAAAACCTTAACTAATTTAGAAAAGTTAAATTTATATATTAATAAAATAACTGAGATTAAAGGACTTAAAACATTAGTTAATTTACAAGTATTAAATTTATCACAAAATCAAATTACTGAAATTGAAGGGCTTAAAACATTAGTTAATTTAAAAAAATTATATTTATCTTTTAATCAAATTACTGAAATTAAAGGACTTAAAACATTAGTTAATTTACAAGAATTATATCTATGTAATAATCAAATAACTGAGATTAAAGGACTCGAGACCTTAGTTAAATTACAATATTTAAATTTATCTTATAACCAAATTACTGAAATTAAAGGACTCGAGACATTAATTAATTTACAATATTTATATTTAACTCATAATCAAATAACAGATATTAATTATCTAAATATTCCAGATTCGTTAAAAAATCAATCTAATTTAATTAAAGGTAAGAAAATATGTTTAAAAGCTAAATTATTACTTGATAAAATTATGATTGTTAATACCATCAAATGGTGGTACGTTAATCATCATTTACAGAAGCCTCGACACCCCTTTTGTATTCGTTATCATAAGAGAATATTGGAAGAACATTTAAAATTAAATACCAAATGATCTACGACCACCAACATCTAACATTTCTTCAATAACTTTAAATCTTGCTTCATTTTTTTTATTTAAATCTAAACCAACTGCAGTATTATCTGTTTTAGCTTTGTTATTTAAACTAAAAGTCGCCCATAATCCCAAACTATCTACAGCATCTGATTCGATTATGTTAGTTACGTTAGTTCTGTTAGCTTTGTCATTTATTTTTTTTGCTGTAATCATACCAGTTCCAATTAATATTAACATACTGTTAAGTATTATTGATGTTGTAATCCAAAATGTTGGAAAATCTCTGTTAAAATTTGGATTTTCAGTATTTCCAAGATAAATAGTACTTGTAATACCAATAAGTAATATAGCACATAACTCTAAAATAACAAATGTAACATATCCTGTCATTAATGATATAACTACAGTAAATAGTGCTATACCCATTGAAACATCAACAAGTTTTTTTAAATCACCTCTTCTTGGATCATTTGGATTTTTTACAAAATCGTGTAAATACGCATTACTGGATGATATCCACGTAAAAATTAGAGATATTACTAATACAACAAGAATAAGTATAATAAACACAATAATTTGACCAAATATTAACCCAAGTTTATCATTCCTCTTCTTTTTCTCTGCATCATCCATTTATATACTATTAGTTAATTTTATATTTTCTTCCCACCATTATATAATTTAGCATATCCGCTATCAATCAATTTATCGTTAACACAATGTCTTAACATCTCATCAATATAAATATCTACAAGTGGTCTCCCGTATTTATCATTCTTGTAAAATACAACATAAACTAATTGCCCGTCATTCATAACCATTTCTTTAAGATAGTCTCTCGCTTCAATCGCCAGTTGTTTTTCTTCCAAATTTTTATTTCTAATTTCGGGTGTATCAATACCATTTAATCGGCATGATAACATTATAATCTCGGCATCGTCATCATTCGAAGGATATCCAAAAGCAATTCTACAAGTGTCGCCATCATATACAGATACAACTTTCGCAACTGTTGAAATATTCTCGTATGTAAAATCTGTTAAATGTTCGCGTGTAATACTTCGCAATCTCTCATCAATCGATATATAGACATTCTTCTGAATACGACTATGACAGATTCCCATTGTTTAATTAAAAAATAAAATATATTTAAATCATTTTTAAGAAAGCCAGCTTTGCTGGATTTAATAACCGTCCCCATTGTAAAACGTCGCATGCTTTTCAATAACCATTCGATTATTAACACTCATACCGAATGTACCAACGTCTTCTTCGTTAATATAAATATCAGCAAACGGTCGTCTAAACTTGTCATTCTCATTGAAATAAACATAAACTAACTGTCCTTCGTTCATAACCTTTTCTTTAAGATGTTTCTTGGCCTTTAAGCCTCGCGATTTCTCTTCTTTATTTCTTGTTCTAATTTCAGGTGATTTAATCCGGTTTAAGCAACATTGAATCATGATAATCTCGGCATCGTCATCATTCGCAGGGTATCCAAAGGCAATTCTACAAGTATCGCCATCATATACAGACACAACTTTCGCGACTGTTGAAATACCGTTAAACGAAAAGTCTGTTAAGTGTTCGCGTGTTATACTACGTAGCCGTTCTTCAATTGAAGTACTTATTTCAGACGTTGATGACCACAGAAGACCCATTATAAATTAAATTAATATTAAAAATCATAAATAATACACTATAAACTATTAATACACCATACATTAAATAGAAATAAGTTAATTCAATAAGTGCTATATCTTCAAGACACCCAACTAATCCAGTCATAAATATGATAAATGCCCCAAATAAGCATAAGTATTTAACGTTTATATCAAAATCATTCTTAAATATAGCATATAAACAAATCCCGATACTAACTACAATAAATAGAATACTTGTAGCTACGCCAACTTTTAAAATACTTAAAATAGATAGTATAATAATAGACGGACCAAGTCCTAATACAAAAAGCCAATTGTCCAACATTTAAAATAAAAAGATTTACTCTTTAAACGTATTCTTCAAACTCTTCATTTTCAAACATTTTATGTGTGTTCTCAACTACCTTATCAATATCATCAAGGTACTGTATAAGGAATTGTTGTAATTGTGCGAATGAGATTTTACTACCATTCTTGTGATCTCTTATATTTTTAATAAACCGTTCAGCACCTTCATCAATTTTTGTATTATCAAGCTTAAAATATATGTAGTACATATGAAAGTATTCTACAATCTCTTCATTTGTAGCGTAATCAAGTTTATATTTTTTATCAATACGACCGGCTCGCAATAGAGCCCTGCCCATTTTATTAGGGTGATTTGTCGTAATGAATGTAATACGCCCAGAATTAGGATTAATTCCATCTAAAGCATCAAGAAGGGTATTGTAAGATACTCTTAACTTCTTCTCTATAAAATCTGAAGAATCTTTATTTTTTGATTTTACAATACTAGTTTTATCAATAAATCCACTTTCTTGTAAAAGTTTAGGGTCAATATCTTCTAACAAAACTATACTATTAATTGGAGTATCAGCAAGTAATCTTTTATAATCATCATCACCAAGCCCTTCTTCGTTAAATGTTATTTTATATATATTTTTCTTTGTAAAAGAAGCAACAGACTTAATAACGGATGTTTTGCCTGTTCCTGCTGGCCCATGTAGCAAATATCCTCTTTTATATGAAATATCAAGAGCTCTATAAATTTTACTAAGATCATTCTCGAAGAATTTAACATCAGTAAATATATCTCTACATTTCTGTCCAATGATCGTTTCACTTGTTTTCTCATTTAATACTGCTGTATTTTTCCAAGCATTATCAATTATTTCATATAATTCAATTTTAGTATATTTAACATCTTTATTTTTATTACTATAAAAATCTTTTGCATTAGTTAAAAGATTATTAACAATTTTATAAATATTTTCTATATTTTCATAGACTTTTTTTTCTATAAAAAGATGATAATAATAATTACCATTATCATGTTTAAATAGTACAATATTTATATTTCTATCTTCAAACTTAACAAACCACTGATCACTTATACCATTATTTAATACTTTATCTATTTTTTCTTCACTTGGTAATTTTGCTAAAGTATTACTTATTTGCCATGGAGATTTTTTATTATTACCATCACCAATAATACAGAATGATATTTCATTTTCTTCATTTTTATTTTTAAATAAATTAGATTTAACATTTAACTTTAACGTTGGTACATAATTTTTCATATATACGTATATATCACTTGGACAATTAATTTTAACATGAGCTATTAAATCTTTATTTTTTTTTAAATAATCAATTTTGTTAAAAAATGTGTTATATCTATCTTTAACAAAATTTGTTCCAAATGCTAAAACAACAGCAGTGTATGTTGTTACAAGACTAACTAAGATGATAATTAAGCGTTGATCAAGTTGAGGATTCCCAGTTATTGTATGTTCTCTAACATAACCAGATAAGAAATTGTTTAATTCGATTGTAATGAAAGAATTCATGTTTAAACTGTTATTTAAGTCAATCTAACTTCAATTTTAACAATTCTTTATTTAAAACATACAAGTTATATTAATAAATGGAAAATCAGGTTATAATTAACAGCAATGAACGATCAACAGCAATTAAATTAATTATATTCTCTTTTACTCTTGGTGCTATTATAATGATGTTAATTTTAACTGTAATTAATCTTGCTACAATAACAAATGATCAAGTAAGACTTCAATCACAGCTTATTACTGGAGATGAAATTACACTTCAAGGATTAACGCTGAGAGTAATCGAAAACAATGCGGTACAGTGTAATAATGTTGATTATGATCAATTAGTATTCAAACTTGATACAAAATGTGTTGATAAACTTTAAAGAAAATTTCTTATAAAACTATAAATGCATACAAAGCTAAAAATCAATGCTAAACATGATTTAAACAACTATACTATGGGTGCTAAACACAACCAAATCAATGAACAATTTTCTAACATGAAAGCTCATTTACCAGAACTTAAAAAGAAGTTTGAAACAATGAACAAGAAACTTGTTAAACTCGCTAAGAATCCCAATGAAAACTCTCATGAAATTTTTAATCTAGAGCGCAATATTCAAGAATTCCAGACCAAGATTAATAACATTGAAAATGGCAATTTCAAGCTTGATTATGAAATGAAAACTATGGATAAAATCTTTGAATATTTCGATGATAATCCCAATACAAACAAGGCACAGACTTACGAAGATTATCTTAAGATTCTCGACCCAACATGTGTAATTAACAAAACGCGCGCGTCTCCAAAATGCCAAAAGTGTAATAATGAAATGAGTACAAATATTCCAGATGGAATTATTGTATGTCACAATTGTGGTTATACTACACCAGCGCTAATTGAAGATAATAAGCAAAGTTATAATGATGGAATTATCCAGCAAGATAACACTTATTTCTCTTATAAAAAAATTACCCATTTCCGCGAATGTCTTGAACAGTGTCAGGGAAAAGAACGAACAGACATTCCTAAAATTGTCTTTGAGAAAATAATTCTTAAATTAAAAGAAGAACGTATTACAAATTACTCGAAACTTAATGTTGATAAAATAAAAGAAATTCTAAAAGAACTTGTACTTAATAGATATTACGAACACGCACCTTATATTCTGACAAAATTAACAGGTAAAAGTCCTGTTAATATTCCGCAAGATGTTGAAAATCGGCTTGAAAAGATGTTCAAAGATGTTCAAATTGCGTTTAAAAAATGTTGCCCAAACAACCGCAAGAACTTTCCTAGTTACAATTATGTTCTACATAAATTTATCCAATTAATTGGTAATTATGATCATTTACTTGAACATTTCAAATTACTCAAAAGTCCTCAAAAGCTTCAAGTTATGGACAATATTTGGGAAGATATTTGTTGGATACTTAAATGGGAGTTTAACCCGAGTATTTAAGTTCTTCGAATCTTGATTTAAGGATACTGCTAACATAATTACTATCAGGATGTAAATCTTTATATCTTTGTAGTAGAGCTCTAATTTTTTGTGTAAATATAATTTTAGCAATTGATTTCTTTGCTTTACTACAAATTCTTTTACCTTTAATTAAATAAGACGGATATATTACTGAATCTGGAATACATAAATAATTAATCTCAATTGAATTACTATCTAACCATAATTCTTGTAAATTAACTAATGTATTAAGTCCTTTAACTTCAGTTATTTGATTATTGCCTAACCCTAATCTTTGTAAATTAGTTAAGGTCTCGAGTCCTTTAATTTCAGTTATTTGATTATTTCCTAAATATAATCCTTGTAAATTAGTTAATGTTTCAAGTCCTTTAATCTCAGTTATTTGATTATTATATAAAGATAAATGTTGTAAATTAACTAATGTGTTAAGTCCTTTAATTTCAGTTATTTGATTACAAGATAAATATAATTCTTGTAAATTAATTAATGTCTCGAGTCCTTTAACTTCAGTAATTTGATTATAAGATAAATTTAATTCTCGTAAATTAGTTAATTTATCGAGTCCTTTAAATTCAATTATTAGATTATAGTTTAAACATAATTTTTGTAAATTAACTAATATATCATCAAGTCCTTTAATCTCAGTTATATGATTATGAGATAAACATACATGAATATTATTCTTTTGAATATCAATAAGTTTATCCATTTTAAGATGTTTTTAGTTAAAAATAAAATTAGAATCAATTTTGATGCGTTTAATATCAGTGATATAATTTATTTTTTTACATTAATATGGAGTCATACTCAAAAAATATCGATGAGGAATCAATGAAACAAGCTGAAATTGATACTGAACCTCTTCCTGATAAGGATTACCTTGATGTTGATAAGGTAAAAGAGTCGCAAACTCATTATTGTATCTCTTTTCTACCCCCACAGTTTAGTAGAACCGAACAAGTAGAAACACTTCTATTTTCTTATTTCCTTGCCGAGAAACAGAGTATTTCCGGTCTATATGATCTAGTTAAGAGTGCTAAAGATTCGCTTGAGCCAGCAAATCAAGAAACAGAAGACGACCCACTCCAGATTGAGAAGAAGCGTATCGAAGAGTCATTTTACACCAATCTAATTAAGACTTACCAAGGTTATAAAAAAGACAATAAAGTTTATCTTGACAATAAACTTGTTGAATACTTTGGTGATGACATTGAAAAGCAACCGTTACAGGGTGCTCTAAAAGTTCGCGGAGTCTTCAAAAACTCAACAAAGGCAATGACAAAAGCCAAAGAGTTTTCTAAGTCAGATGGATTCACTGTATTTATTGGCGAAACAGGCAAATGGATGCCTTTTAATCCTGACAAGTACCGTATTGATAATTACAAGACAACAAATAAAGAGTTTAACGAGCTTATGAAGAGTACTCTTCAGGAGCGTGAGAAATCTGAGAAAGCGTTTGGACTCCGTACCGAGCTATTTAAGCGACAGGGTAAAAAGATTGCTGAGGATATTAAAAATAAGAATCTCGAGGATATTAAAAAGGGAATGTTTGATGGGCCAGATCATTTCCTACAACGCAAGCTTCCAATTGAAGACATTCGCCTAACTAAAATTGATGATTGGTCAAAAGACCCTAATGAAACTGCTGAAGCAAAAGAAGGTGAGGTTAACATGCTTCCAGATAAACATGGACCTAAACCGTCTATTAAGAATATTCCTGAGAAATCAGTTGTTATTTAAAAAATGTTCTTCTAATATTCTCTTATGATAACGAATACAAAAGGGGTGTCGAGGCTTCTGTAAATGATGATTAACGTACCACCATTTGATGGTATTAACAATCATAATTTTATCAAGTAATAATTTAGCTTTTAAACATATTTTCTTAGCTTTAATTAAATTTGATGGCCATATCAATGAATCTGGAATACATAAATAGTTAATATTAGTAGTTATTTGATTACCATATAACCATAATTCTTGTAAATTAGTTAAGGTTTCAAGTCCTTTAATCTCAGTTATTTTATTACAACTTAAGTATAATTCTCGTAAATTAGTTAAGGTCTCAAGTCCTTTAACTTCAGTTATTTGATTGTTCCATAAATCTAATCTTTGTAAATTAGTTAAGGTCTCAAGTCCTTTAACTTCAGTTATTTGATTATCGTATAACTCTAATATTTCTAATTTAATTAATGTATCAAGTCCTTTAATTTCAGTTATATGATTATTATTTAAACTTAAATGTTGTAAATTAACTAATGATTCAAGTCCTTTAATTTCAGTTATATGATTATAAGATAAATGTATTGTTTGTAAATTAACTAATGATTCAAGTCCTTTAATTTCAGTTATATGATTATAAGATAAATGTATTGTTTGTAAATTAACTAATGTCTCAAGTCTTGTAAATTAGTTAAGGTCTCGAGTCCTTTAACTTCAATTATATGATTACTAGTTAAACATACATGAATATTATTTTTTTGATAATCAATAAGTTTATCCATTTTTAGATGTTTTAGTTAAAAGTATTAGTTTAAATCAATTTTAAATGTTCTTCCAATATTCTTTTATGATAACGAACACAAAAGGGGTGCCATGGTTTCTGTAAATGGTGATTAACATACCACCATTTAACTGTATTAACAATCATTATTTTATCAAGTAATAATTTAGCTTTTAAACATATTCTCTTACCTTTAATTAACTCAGATGGATAAATTAACGAATCTGGAATATTTAAATAATTAATTTCAAGTGTTAAACATCTATCTAACCACAATTGTTGTAAATTAGTTAAGGTCTCAAGTCCTTTAATTTCAGTTATTAGATTATTATTTAACCATAATAATTCTAATTTAACTAAAGCATCAAGTCTTTTAATCTCAGTTAACTGATTATTTCTTAAATCTAATCTTTGTAAATTAGTTAAGGTCTCAAGTCCTTTAATTTCAGTAATTTGATTATAATCTAAACTTAAGTCTTGTAAATTAGTTAAGGTCTCAAGTTCTTTAATCTCAGTTATTCGATTATAATCTAAATTTAATTTTTGTAAGTTAGCTAAGGTCTTGAGTCCTTTAATCTCAGTTATTTTATTATTATATATCCATAATTCTCGTAAATTAACTAATGTTTCAAGTCTTTTAATTTCAGTTATTCGATTATAAGATAATCTTAATGTATGTAAATTAATTAAGGTCTCGAGTCCTTTAATTTCATTTATATGATTACGAGATAAATTTAAATCTTGTAAGTTAACTAATATATCAAGCCCTTTAATCTCAGTTATTATATTAAACGATAAATCTATTTTAACATTCTCATTCTGATAATCAATATATTTATCCATTTTAGATGTTTTAATAAAAAATAACAGTTAAAATCAATTTTGATTATAAAACAACATATTATTGTATAATGATCGACAAAACCACCATTTAAGTTGATTGCTAATTTAGCTTTAAAATCCTTTATTTTATTTTTACTAAAATAAATAGGTATCGTACCAAAATTTAAATATATTAACGATTTTGGAATATTTGATTTTTTATACCCAATAGTTAAATTACACCATATACATAATTCTTGTAAATTAACTAACATTTTAATCTCAGTTATTTGATTATAATGTATATTTAACATTATTAATTCACTTAATGTTTCAAGTCCTTTAATCTCAAGTATTTAACTACTAGATAAACGTAATTCTCGTAAATTAACTAATGTTTCAATTCCCATAATCTTTGGAATTTGGTTACGAAATATATTTAACTCTTGTAAATAAATGAGTAATTCAAGTTTTTTAATTTCTGTAATTTGATTATTAGATATATCTAAATTATTTAACAACTCAAGTCCTTTAATCTCAGATATATAGACATAATTTAATATTATAATCAATGAATAAATCCATTTAACTATATATTCAATTTTTTATTATGTTCAGCAACTATTTTTTTATGATAACGAATACAAAAGGGGTGTCGAGGCTTCTGTAAATGATGGTTAACGTACCACCATTTAACTGTATTAACAATCATTATTTTATCAAGTAATAATTTAGCTTTTAAACATATTTTCTTACCTTTAATTAAATTTGATGGCCATATCAATGAATCTGGTATACATAAATAGTTAATATTAGTAGTTATTTGATTATGATCTAAATGTAATTTTTGTAAGTTAACTAAGGTTTTAAGTCCTTTAACTTCAATTATTTTATTATTATATATCCATAATTCTCGTAAATTAACTAATGTTTCAAGTTCTTTAATCTCAGTTATTAGATTATGGGTTAAAGATAATATTTGTAAATTAGCTAAGGTTTTGAGTCCTTTAATTTCAGTTATTTGATTATGAGTTAAAGATAATTCTTGTAAATTAACTAATGTATCAAGTCCTTTAATCTCAGTTATTTGATTATCATATAAAGATAAATATTGTAAGTTAGTTAAAGTCTCGAGTCCTTTAATCTCAGTTATATGATTATTAGTTAACTCTAATACTTGTAAATTAGCTAATGTTTCAAGTCCTTTAATCTCAGTAATTTGATTGTTAGATAAGTATAATATATATAAGTTAGTTAAAGTCTCGAGTCCTTTAACTTCAGTAATTTGATTATAAGATAAATTTAATTCTCGTAAATTAGTTAAGGTCTCGAGTCCTTTAACTTCAATTATTAGATTATAGTTTAAACATAATTTTTGTAAATTAACTAATATATCATCAAGTCCTTTAATCTCAGTTATATGATTATGAGATAAACATACATGAATATTATTCTTTTGAATATCAATGAGTTTATTCATTTGATTGTTTAATAAAAAAATATATTAGAATCAATTTTAAAATTGAAATTAAGATTGACATTATTAACAAACAACAATGGCGAGTTCTTCTAAAATCACCGAATTCATTAATAATCCTAAATTAGAGTTAATTAATGATATTCTTTATCAAGATATCCTTAATCAAGATATACTTGATACTGATAAAGACATGTGGAACGCCATTAAAACAATGTTAAGATTGTCTGTCCCAACTAGTACAAAAATTATTAATAGTTTATTCGTATATTCTCCAGCATCAGATAATCTTGAATTAGTTATGGAACTATACAAGTATGTTTCTGATATTAATGTTACAAATTACGCTAATGAAACTGCATTACTTGGGTCTATTAGTTACGGTAATAATATAGAAATAACTAGATTTCTACTTGAAAATGGTGCTGACCCTAAACATACAAATACAGAAAATAAAAATGCTATAACATACGCTAATATTAACGGTGATTATGAAAGCCTTAAACTACTTGTTAAATATATTTAATTATTTTTTATTTATTTATATAAATGACAGATAGTACTGATAAATTTATTAAAGCCCTTAAAAATAAAAATTATCAAGATGTTTTAAAATTAACTGAAAATGACTCAGTTTATCAATGTTTTCTTAAAGATTATATTTCTGATATGAAAAAATGTATTAGCGATAATGGTAATAAACTAAACACATCTGAATGTATTCAAATTGTTATAGATAACGCGTTTAAACAGAATTTATATAATTCTTACAATCCACGTTGTATTGAATTATTAGTTAAAATTGGTATAACCAATGCTATACCAAGATTAGAAATGGCTTTAAGAGAAGCTGTTAAATATAATAGTACTGATCTTGTTAAATTTATACTAAATAAAGGGGTTATTCCATCTAGAATATTTCCGTTAAACGATCATCGTATTGATTTATATATCGCAATTCAAAATAATAATAAAGAAATTGTAGAATTATTATTATCAAAACTTAAATATAAATTAGATAGTAATAAATCTTTATTAGAATTATTAGATGTTGCTATTACTACCCATAACAATGAAGCTATAATTAAATTAATTTTAAAAACTAATATTAATCTTAATGAAAAGTTTAAAGATAACCAGACAATTTTATATAAATATGTTACTATGTCAAATTCAATAGATGTAGTTAAATTATTACTTGAAGCTGGTGCAAATCCAAATATAATTGAATTACAAAATGCTGGAAATAATGAATTTGTTAAAGTAACTCCCTTAGTTATTGCTACAATAGTAAAAAATATTGATTTAATAGAATTGCTTTTAAAATATAATGCTGATATTAATATAGAAGTATTGGAAACTCCTCCGCTAATATCAGCTATTCGAGCAAATAATATACCAATTACTAAATTACTTTTAAAAAATGGGGCTAATCCAAATATTAAAGATATTTTTAACATTCCACCGGTAATGTGGGCTGTTGGTAGTAATAATATACCGATTACTGATTTACTTTTAGAATATAAAGGTGATGTAAATGCTAAAACAGAAGATGGTAATACAGCATTAATGGTTGCTACAGATAAGAATAATGCTGTACTAATAGATTTACTTCTAGCAAAAGGTGCTGATCCAAAAATTACAAATAATAATGGACTTAATGCTGAACATTTTGTTAACGGAGATTTAAAATATATCTTTGAAAAATATGATAAATTTAAACTATATATGATATCAATGATGGATAAGTTAAAATTATAAATCGTATTATATAAATTATGAATATCTGGGCAATTGCATTTGGAGTTGCTGTTGTTGCTCTAATAGTTCTTATTATTCTAATAATTACTCGCGTATTCCATCCTAAACCGCAACGACGACAGCAATTATCTGGTAGAGATATTTATTCTGAGAAAAAATTAGGACTCTTTGATACAACAGTTAAATGCCGGCAAAAGTATAAAGGTTATTTAAACGCTTTTGGTAATAATAAAAGAAAATATTCTAAAGGATGTTATACATGTCCGCCAAATTACGTAATATCTAGTGATGAATATCTCGATTATGAAAATATGCTTCCTAAATGTGTTAAAGCTGAGTATCAACCAGCAAAACCTTATCAAGGTAATTTAGGATGTCCTCTTGATGAAAATTCTTGGCTACATTCAATTCAACCTACAAAAGATATGACTCCATGGGAAACAATACAACCAAACGTTTGTCAAAAGTACCAGAAAGATAAAATAGACGCAACATTTCTAGGACCATTATGAGTAAATTCTTCTATGATGAAATATTTCAAATAAGTATTTGAATATTAATCCTCCAACTATCGATAATGAATAATTATTTTTTACAACAGCATTAACTGTAGAAAGATAATAGACTATCATAACAATATTAATACCATCAAAATGAGTTATTAAAATATTATTATCATTTTTATAGAAATATTTCCATACACCAATACTTCTCCATACAATCAGTATAATTAATAACATAAGAGTATTACTGTCAAATAAATTATGATATAAAGAAATAGCAATAATATATGTTATTATATCAGCTAATTTATCATATCGCTGGTATTCATGAGTTTTTGTAAAGTTAAAATCCCATGAAATTAATTTATAAATATCTCCATCAATGAAGTCTAAAGCAAATATAATAATAATTAGCGTTAGTATATTAAAATTAAATATTCCAAATGTTAATAAAGTTATTACCATCCGTAAATTAAAAGGACCATATAACATTATTTATATATAGCCACAAAATCTACGGGACCATGCTAACCTCTAAATTATCTCCACCGTATATATAGTCTTCTTCTTTTTTTTGCTTATATTGCTTTCTTCGTTGCTCTTCTTCATCTCTTTTCTTATCTAATTGCTTCCGTTTCACATCGTATTCGGGATCATAATTTTTTGCCTGATACATCCATAATTCCATACATCCAAATCGGAAATTTTGATCATCTTTGGCTTTATAATGAAATACGATATCTTCCATTTTATTTGATCTCGCGGTCTTATTAATGACTACAACACTATAATTTTCTGTACATTTATCAAGTACTTTATTAAACTCTTTCTTACTCTTAAATCCACTTACATAATTATCATAAATCTTATCGCGATCTTTATAATTATTTTGATTACAAATAAAAACATAATCAATGTTTGAACGCAACTCTGGAGGCATTCCCATCGGCTCTTGACTGGCCATAATAAATGTAATTCCGGCATGCCGGCCATTCATAAAGATAAATCTAGTATCTTTTTGTTTTGTCCATCTCTTATCATATGCCAAATCATCTAAAAGAAGTAATGCGCGTTTATCTACATTTCGATATCGTTCATCAGTCTTCCGTAATTTACAAATCTCACGTTGTCGTTGAACAAAACTCTTTAAAATATTATCATTATATTCATCACTAATACATACTGATGGCACAAATTTAGAATAATGACCGGTCATCTCTTCAGTTCCATTAACAATTTTACAAATAGGAATATCCCTAATTAATTTCATGAGATCTTTGATTAAAAAAGATTTACCAGAGTTTCGAGGACCAAGTACAACTATTACTTTATTAATTAAGTCATGTCGTTTTAATCCAGTTTTTGGGTCTATTTCATTAGGTTTAAAACGATGTATTCTCTGCGATTCACTCCTTCTTTTACTCATTTATTTACGCAAAATTAATTATTAGCTCTCATTGAGCGCAATAGATGGTTTGGCAAAATCGTCAAACGTTTCTTTATAAACTGGCTCTTCTTTAAAATTTTTTAGTATATAGTAATTATGAGAATGGAAAATAAGCATTGTCGCCATTAGAGTAATTAGAATGAATCGCACAAAATTCGGTATTTTAATAACATCAACAGATACAACATACGCGACTAATATTATAATAGTTAGAATAATAGAAGCCCCAAATGGATTTGTCAGGATTTTTAACGACCTTTCCTGAAGACCGTCACTCATCTGATTTATATATTCGTAGATTAATATTTTAACTATTTTTTAGCACTTCTACCTTTCTTAGATGGCGGAGGTGGCTTTAACGGTGCATCAAAAAGACCTAGCGATTCTTCTTCAACAATTTCTTCGAATGAAGGTTCTACAATAATTTCTTTAACTTTCTTTTTCTTTTTAACAATTGTTGGAACCGAAATAATAGGTTTCGGACTAGAAATTGGAGCAACATGTGCTTCGTATGTTTCGAGAACTGGCGAAACAGGCCGTTCAAGTGCCTTTTGAAGAATTTCTTCAAAATTATCAACATTTGCTTTCTTTGTCATTTCGAGGAACTTCTTAAATTTAAGAAAATTCTCAATATTTTCATCGGTAAGATCGGGGTCTTTTTCAATATTTTGTTCTGCTTGTTTCATAATATCATTAACTTTTGGCTTATCTAAATCGTATGTTTGTTTCTCTTCAATAGATTTCTTTTTACTGTCAAAATCTATTTCAATAGTATCACTATCATTGCCGGATTCCACTTCTTTATCATCGTCGTCGTTGCCGTCAGACTTTAACTCTGCGTCGTCGTTACCTTCGTCGCCGTCTTTCTCAATACTTTCTTCGTCTTCGTCGTCTTCGTCGTCATTTTCACCCTTGTTATCATCGCTGTCATTACTCATTTCAATATCATCATCGCTATCGCTATAACTATCGCCATCATGACTGTCTTCTTCGTCATTGCTGTCGTTACTATCACTGTCATAACTCTTGTTTTCAATGTCGTCGTTGCCGTCGTCGTCGTTGCCGTCGTTTTCATTCTTACTTCCGCCAGTTGTATCAAGCAACTCCGATAAAGCATTAAACTTATCAGGGACTTCAAACTGTTTAACCTTGTTTTTAACACTTTCAATAATAATTTTCTTAATTTGCTCCTGATTCTTATCCTTCGCAACATTTGAACAACTATCGGTATAAAGTTCTACACTATCCCATAGATTACGTGCGGTTTCCACATAAATGTCGCATACAAACTCTTTAATACTGTCAATGTACTCCTCGAAATTATTGTCAAACTTCCTCTTACATTTATCCATAAAAGCTTGGACATCATTGTTGATAAATTCAGTATTTTGCCAGTTTGGCGCCGTTGCCAGCAACTTTTGAATTTCCTTTAGCTTGTTGGTATCTGTTATACCTTCTTCTTCAGCTTCTTGAGTACGTTTTTTAGCACCCTGATTAAGAGTGTCAAACTTGCGTTTTGTCATTGGGTAGAGAATTTTATTAATAAAAAAGTCTTCATGTTCGTATATCTTTTCCTGTAATGTCGCCATTTATATTAAAAAATAATTTATACAAGTAGTAGAAACGCGAATAATTATTCATCCTTTTTCCTATTATTGTATAAAGCATTTCCAATACCACCAATAATTAAAAGTCCTAATACTCCGAATCCTACATATAATATAATATTTACTGTATTATTCCTATTTTCATATGATTTATTTATTTCTTGATAAATCCAGTAAGAGTCTCTATCTCCATTCTTCATATATAATCCAGTTTTCGAAGCATTGTCAAAAGTTATTTCATATGTCTTGTCTCTATTCTGATCACGAACCTTTTCAAATACAGGATTATTATCACCTAATTCTCTTTTTGCATTTGTGTATATATCATTATATGTAACCTTATACGTGAATTTCTTATTCAATGGGTCTGATTTAATAACTTTATCAGGAAAGTTATTCCTGATAAAGTAGAAGAAATGTGATTTAAATATGTCTTTCATTATATATTATTACTAGTTATTTAATCTTTAATTTAGGGTCCAGCTTTGCTGGACCCTATTTTGGGTTTGGGACATACTTTTGCGACGAAGTAAAAGTATAAAAATTGAATATGTATTTAAAATACCTCATCAACACAGAATAACGATGTCGAGCCCTACTGAGAAGAAAGCTTTCTATCGTGCTATTAGGTACAGTAATGTACCTGAAGCAAAGAAGCTACTTATTAAATATCCATATCTAATTAACACAAAAACACCCTGTGGGCATACTCCTCTTATGTTGAGTACGATTTTCTATGATAATAAAATGATTGAATTTCTCATTGGAATGAACGCAAAAAGTGTTAACGAACAGGACTATCATGGCAATACTATTCTTACGGTAGCTCCACACTATTCAATTGATTATTTTCTAAGTATGGGAAGCGACTATATGATTAAAAACAACAAAGGCTTAACAATGCTCGAACAACTCATTTACGACAGTAAAATAGAGCATATAAGAGTTTTGTATAATTATTTCGAAGTTCAAAATAACCCGATTCACAGAAAAAACATTAATTTCAAACTTATTGCCAAACATTCTGACAAAAAAGAACTTGAATTTAATATTGAAATGTTTAAAGCTGTTTGGAACAAAAGTGTTAGACTACCAATATTCGAACATGTAAAACGTATATATAATGAAAACAATGGTTTTTATAATCGGAGATTGCGACGATTCGGGCCACCTGCTCTAGTATCTAGATTTGGAAGGACCTGACCAATGAGAAGGTCCATAAGGACTCGATCGGCCTCGTGATCCTTGACTATAACTCGGTCCTAACGGTCCTTGCGATTCGTTATATCCATAATTAATTTCTTTTTCTTTATCGCCACTCATTATTTTATAAAAAACTCCTAATCCGGCTACAACAACAACGCCCGCAATGATATAACCCATCCATTCGCCAATTCCAAATGTCCATCCACTTGTTTTTGATGTAGTTTCTGTTGTATTTTCAGTTATAGCATCAACTACAGTATCTATCATACATTCTCCTTTCGCAACACCTCCCTGATCAACAATAATACCTTCAAAGGTTGAATCTTCATTGTCATAAATCTCGATTTTCCCAACATTTTGTGTGATAATAGACCCTCCACATTTTGCTTTAATAATATTTTCTACTTTATCGTGAATAGATTCGTTAATATTTGATACAGAAATGCCAAGTCCAGTTAATGTTTCTACATCCAATTTAGATGCCATTTTTGTTAATGCTTTAACCATAGCATTAAAATATGTTTTACTACTGACTTCACATTTTTGAGTAATTTTAATAAGTCCAATCTTTACACCTTTGAGACCATGTAATGTAATTCCGTCTTGATTAAGAGTACATGAATTTTTAGAACCTTCAAGAACAATCATATTTTTTGTCTCTCTTTTAATTTCTTTTTTTAAGTTTGATACGGAAACTCCCATCTTTATACTTTATAACTATTTTTTAATAATAATCTCTTGGAGGACCGTATCTAGGACCGCGAGGTCCTAACGGTCCTAACGGTCCTAACGGTCTTCTACCAGAACTAGCAGTCGCAACCATAATAATACCAGCAACAACAAGAATACCACCTCCAATACCAGTAACTAATGTCCATGTTTTAACACCTTCTGATGTTGAAGACTCTTCTTTCTCAGTCTCCTTAGGAGGAGCTGTCTCTTTTTTAGGTGGTTCTGTTTCCTCTGTTTTCTTCTTTTCCGCAAGTGCGATTGCTTCTTCTAATGACATTCCGCAGTTCTGTTGAAATTCTATTTTCCCAATACTTGAATCTTGTAAATCAGATATATCAATCTTATCAATATTACAGTTAACAATATTGGGACATGCTCTTTTAATCATACTTTGTGTTTTGTAAGCTTTAGGATTTCCGGCACACCTAGCGTCAATACATTCCGGAGGTCCTAATAATTTACTTTTAGAATATGCTGATGAATCCAGTAAGCATCCACATATTGGATTTCCAGAATTTGATACACAATATTTTCTTGCTACAGCATCACATTCTGCTGTTTCAAATTTCCATGCTGGATCGCAGAGTGCCTGTTGTTTTGTTGTGTTTAACTGCCCTGTACAACATAAATGTTTATTAGCTAAACTATACATTCTTTTAAAACGATTAGTACGTCTCTGTAACCAACTAAATGGCCACGCATCACCAAAACACAGTTCAATAGCGTCAGAATCTTTCTTTTTCCATGATTTTGGATACATATATCCATTCCAAGCGTAACCTTTCGGAGGATTAGTTCTTTTACGTTCTAATGCACCATTTCCAACAGCATTTCGACATTCCCAAGAAATTAAATGAAATGTTTTTGGACTTCCAACTACATAATTAGGAAATCCAGAAATACCTCTTCCTGGAATAGCATCAGTCAAATACAGTGGTCGCGTTTCACGTTGTGCCATTTTAATTTATACGTATTTTTTAATTGATTTAATATATTCTAGTTCCTTTTTTATAAAATATGAATGCCAAGGCTTCATCAAATGGTGATTAACATACCACCATTTAATTGTATTAACAATCATAATTTTATCAAGTAATAATTTGGCTTTAACACATATTCTCTTACCTTTAATTAACTCAGATGGATAAATTAACGAATCTGGAATATTTAAATAATTAATTTCAAGTGTTAAACATCTATCTAACCACAATTGTTGTAAATTAGTTAATGTCTCGAGTCCTGCAATCTCAGTTATTTGGTTATTAGACAAATCTAATATTTGTAAATTAACTAATGTTTTAAGTCCTTTAAATTCAGTTATTCGATTATCATATAAATATAATTCTTGTAAATTAGTTAAGGTTTCGAGTCCTTTAATCTCAGTTATATGATTATATGATAAATTTAACTGTTGTAAATTAACTAGTGTTTCAAGTCCTTGGATTTTTGTAATTTGATTATTATTTATATATAATGTTCGTAAATTAGTTAAGGTCTCAAATCCTTTAATTTCAGTTATTTGATTATCACGTAAATATAAATCTTGTAAGTTAACTAAGGTTTTAAGTCCTTTAATCTCAGTTATATGATTATAAGCTAAATGTATTGTTTGTAAGTTAGATAATGTCTCGAGTCCTTTAATCTCAGTTATATGCTTATGATGTAAATATAATCTATTATCTTTTTCTTGAATAAGTTTATCCATTTTAGATATACAATATTCACGACTTTTAATTCATTTTTAACTAAAAATTGAAATTGTTATACAGTTAAATTAATCTATCAAAAATGACAGACCTCGAGATTAATATTCATCCTAATGATCAAAAAATTAAAGAAATGACTATAAGAATTGAAAAAATGATTGAAGGAGTTAAACAATATGATGTTCAAAATACTTATACTGTAATTATAAACAATAATTGGAATATTAATCATGCATATACATTTGCTTATATAATATTTTATTGGGTAGTATTATTTATGTTTGATTTAAGTGAAATATTTACTTTAACTATGCTTGGGCTTATGTCTTCAGTTAGAATTATTACTATAATATTTAAACTAAAAACAGAAGAAAATATTACTTATAATAGAATTATTATACTTATTCTTATACTAAGATTTGCTGGTATTATTGTCATGATAATCCCAAATAAAACTACAGTCATGTATTTATTTATCATACATAGCACTTCAGTTTAACTATGAGCTCCAATTTTATATTTTTTTATATTTTTCGCACATATTTCTGGATCATCATTCTGATCGCCATATTCATATTTGTCTGAATTAATAATTATTTTAGTAGAGAAACCATCGTCGTTATCGTCGTTTTTCTTTAATATATATTTATCTGTATCAGAGTTATATAAAAATGTTAAATCATCACATTTATCACATAATGCTACTGTAATTTTAGGTTTATACGACCCACTCTTTTGAATGAGTTTATTTCGCATACCATGGCTTTTTTCATAAACATCATTCCAAACATGTAAAATATTCTTTATATACACATCATTCCAGCTAATATTATCAGTATGACCGCAGAACTGACAGTAATTCATTGTTAAAGGTTTTTGAACTAGTGTTAATATAAATTTCAATTTTTATTAAAAATGAATTAAAAGTCGTGAATATTATACATCTAAAATGGATAAACGTATTCAAGAAAAATATGGAAATAATACTAATTTTAAAAATATAATTTTACCAATTAATCATATAACTGAGATTAAAGGACTTAAAACATTAATTAATTTACAAGCATTAGATTTATCATAAAATCAAATAACAAAGATTAAAGAACTTGAAACATTAGTTAATTTACAAGATTTAAATTTCAATTATAATCAAATAACTAAGATTAAAGGACTTGATATGTTAGTTAAATTACAAGAATTATGGTTGTGTAGTAATAAAATTATTAAAATTAAAGGACTTAACACATTAGTTAATTTACAAGCATTAGATTTATCATAAAATCAAATAACAAAGATTAAAGAACTTGAAACATTAGTTAATTTAAAAAAACTATATTTATCTTTTAATCTAATAACTGAAATAAAAGGACTTGAAACACTTGTTAAATTACAAGAATTATACTTATATAACAATCAAATAACTGAAGTTAAAGGACTTAAAACCTTAACTAATTTAGAATTATTAGGTTTATTTAATAATCGAATTATTAAGATTAATTATTTATGTATTCCAGATTCATTAAAAAATCAACATAAATTACTCGAAGGTAAGAAAATATGTTTAAAAGCTAAATTATTACTTGATAAAATTATGATTGTTAATACCATCAAATGGTGGTACGTCAATCATCATTTGATGAAGCCTTGGCATCCTTATTGTATCAAACATAATAAAAAAATATTAGAAGAACATTTTAAAAAGTACTGTAAAAGTTAGGCTCGTCTCGAGCGCCATATAAAATTCTCCTATTTTTCTTTGTATTCTCCCCGAGAATGACTTGGTTGTTAAATCCAGCTAGTTGAGGTGCTGTTAAAGGTGGGAATATCTGCGGGTCCGCATCAATAGAAATTCGATTTAATGGAACGAGTGTATCAGTCTTAACATGACCTTGAACTCGCGGACCCATATCAGGATCGCGATACGACAATACAGTCTTTTTAACATTCATTCTAACATCTTTCATATCACCTCTTGGCATTTCCACACCAGCACCCGAATTCATCGCCCCAGACATTCTAATAGCATCAACACGTAATTTGTCAGCACGTGCGCGATGTCTTGAGCGATCGGTTGCCGGCATAATTGGGCCGGTTGCCATTGGCGCTTCATCGCGAACGTTCGCGACTTCCTTTGAAAGTTTTAATCGAATATTCTCAAGCTTGCCACTAGAATCGGTAATACTTGTCGGGATACTAATATGCGTAGTGTTGTCAGTTCGAATGTCATTCTTATTTTCTCTTCTTGTAAAAAGACCAGCTAACTTCTGTATAAATCCAGTTGATTCACCTTCAATAGCAGGCAACACATCTCGCCGAATCATTTCTTTCTTTTCGCGAGTAACTTTCTTACCTTGTTTGTCATCAATATAACTCTGATAATACAATGGCTTTAACTGACCTCCCGATCCTCTTAATACAGGTAATCTACGTTCTTTAATCTCAACATCATACCGCCCTTCGGTGTTAGCATCATTCAAATTCATAAAAGGTGCCACAACCGTCCCATTGAGTGTTCTCGCTCGCGGGTCTTTCATTTTAACATCATATCGTCCTTCAGTGTTAGCATCATTTAAATTCATAAAAGGTGCTACACCCGTACCGCTAAGAGTCTTCGCTCGCGGTTCTTTCATTTCAACGTTAAAGTTTTCTTGTCCAAGAGGCCCATCTGCGTTTCTAAATAGATTCCCACTCTTCGATGATTTAAGAACTAGTTTTTTATTCCTTTTTTCAATTAAATCGCCCGTACATGGGGTTCCAAAGTCTCCTTTAAATATTCCTGGAATGATTGTATCTTTGATACCCAATCCATAGACAGCATCCTGACGACGCGTCTTCGCGCGCATAGGATTCGTAATTGGATTAACTCCAAGAGCATTCTCGCTGACACCAACGTTAACTCGACCGATGTCAAAATCTGGTCGAACCCATCCACGAAGTTCATCAACAGTTTTAACGGGTGGGCGCCACTGTGAATGAAATGGGTTAGGATCACCTTCGGCAGTATATCCAAGTCCAAGACCGCGTTTAACAATAACTGGTTCTACCGGAAATTCAAACTGTCGCGCTGTAAGAAAAGAATCATTATAATATCGGGCGCTCTCATCCGCGGATGCCCGATTGTAAATGTCATTTTTATTCAGTAAATAAGTTTCCTTAAACGGCTTCCAAAGCGGTACATTCTCTTTCTTCTGAGGCCTATCGAGCATTTTCTTAACATTACCTGTATATAGGTCAAGCTTACCTTGATATGCACTTGCCCCAGATATATTGTACGGTTCTTTTTTAAACATTGGGACCATATACGGCCGAAGAATGCCTTTCGAACCATCGAAAACATCATCGCTAACTTCGCAATTGTTATTTGGCGTACCAATTAACTGAAGACCTCGATAATCCTCTTTAATATATGGCTTATCGTTAAACTGTACTTTTTTAGGCATTTAATATAATATTATATAATTATTAATAATATTTTATTTAACACAAATAATCATTTAAAGATTTATTTATTATTTATTAAAATGGAGTTCCACGTTAGTTCTTCACAGGTTGCTTCGGCACCACCTCTATATGACATTACACTGAAAGTCGGAACGTCTGTTCAGTTTGTTCAGCGAGTAGTTTATCACACGGGCGAAACTGATTTTACAAGTCTCATTGAGGCTGTAGAGAAGAAAAGTGAAGAGTTTAAATGTACTTACAGTTCATATGGTGTACTAACAGAGTACGTTGTTAAAGATGGTGTATTCATTATTAATCGTCTTAGCAATGGTGGCAACTCTCGATTTGACATTAGTCTTGAGACACATTACGACACAGCAATGGCTTATGTTAATGCTCTTCAAGAATGTCTTAAACAGTGTACTGACCTTGGAAAGACTCTTTCAGACAGTGTCATTGAATATATTAAATACAATCAAGAGACAGCTCTATCATTTGCACGTCTTCAGCAGACATCAGTACATGTTATTCATGAACTTGTTAAAGCAAAAACTGAAATTGCAGACGACACTAAAAAAATTGTTGAAATCTCAGAATAAAATAATTATTTAATTAATAGAAAATATGTCTCTTAACGGTATCGCCATAAATAAATCTAATCCCTTCTCCATGCTCTGCTGTTGTTGGGCATACTTTTTTGATTAACTGACGATTAGCTTGTGCCCAATAATTCTGATTGGTACTTTGGTAAAAATCTGGTCGTTCTTTTCTTAAAATTTCCGGTGATAGTTCATCAACCACTCCCGCGGGAGTTTCGCAAGGTGCCATGGGCGGTAAATAATTTATATTTTCGCTAACTGATGTCTGAAGTCCTCTTGGTTTGAAACCTTCGGTACTCGTCTTCGACTCGTTATCGGTTCGCCGAACTAAAGATATAATAGCAATAACAACAATACTAATTATTACCAAAATACTTGCCTGAAGAATTCCAAATAATAGTAATGATCCCAAAACTGATAATAAAACAATACTAACATAGTAATTTGTAGTCTGATTATAAGTTCGTTCGTCATCTTTATTAAAGATAGCTTTGAAATTAATAATTTCAATTGGATTTTTCCACCATGGTAAGTCAGATACCGTCATATGTTCTTTTACGTCAAATACTTGAACTGGACGTTCAGTTTCGTTGGCGCTACTAACAGTTTGAAATAAAGCATCTTTAATACCATCAACAGCACTATTATTATTTTCAAACACTGGATTTATAATATTCTCGGAAGTACCTTCTAAACTCGCGCTAACCATAGTTGCGATAGGCTTTCTTGCCGGTAACTGAACTTTTACCTCTCTATTAGTGTAATCGCACTCATTTTCATAAATATTATGATACAAAACCTCAGAACCACATATATTACCAGTTCCGACATTTGGGTCCATCGGCCCTGTAACTGGCTCAATAGAATTCTTTGGGACTGGATTTCCAATAAGATTCCATGATATGTCCATTTTATAACTTAATATAAACAATGAAAAAATAATTATTATTTCGTTCTCATTTATAAAACTTTTCGAATATCTTTACAAGTTCTGCCAGAGTCTTGCTCATAATTTCTTGAACAGTTTCAGAAACCTTCTCAGCAACCTTAATTTCGATGATAATATGGTTCTCTAAAGGATGTGGTCTATTCGCTGAAATAAACGTTACACGATCCTTGTAAAACTCTATAATATGCGTTTGAATAAGTTCGCCCAGTATATTATCAGGGCTCTCAATTTTAATTTTTTTCATACCATCTGGTAAATCTGTAATTTCCATGATTGATTCAACACCTTTAAGTCTTTCAACAATGACGTCAAGCGCTTTATCAAGCAGTGTCTCAACTTTATATGTTCCATTACCGTTAATAACCATTTTACATTCTTTTTCATTATCGCTAAGTTCATATTCTACTGCCGTAACAGAACTAAATGACGCGTGATGACGATGCGAGTGTCGCTCGGCACTCATTTTAATTTTTAATGACTCGAAACTATCAGGCAACTTTCCTTTTAGCTTCGCAACAATGATATTTGGTCTAAAATAATCAGGTTTAATATCATGACTAAAAACTTTTAGAATTCCTTCTTCTGTTGCTTTAACATCTAAAATAAATGTTGGAGGAACGTCTCCGTCACGAAACGTATCATTTTTCATAGGAACAAGACTAATACGTTTTGTAATATATTCATCAATTAAAGGTGATGTATTTATTTCAACTTCAAATTTATTAATTGACCATGCTGGAATATCAATAATTACAGTTCGTCGAATAGCATTTACAATCGAGGGATTAATACCCTTAAACTGTAATGTTAAAGAACCTCCATAATTGTATTTCGATGAATTATCAACTTTTTTCTTTAAGGACATCGACATAGTTAGTTTATTAATATAATTGATGCGTCATAACTTTAAATTCAATTTTAATAAATTAAATAAATTATGACACTCCAGTTGTTTTACTCCAAGAGATGTCCTAAGAGTAGAGAAATTCTATTTGACATTATTGGAAATAAGACTGTTAGACCTCATTTTGTTCTAATTAGTATTGATAAACATTTAGAAACAAAACGTAAGATGCCTAAAGGAATTCGACAGACGCCAACTGTTCATCGCGAAACGGCTTCCAAAATTCATGTTTATGAGGGAGATGACATTAAAATTCTAATTAATCAAATTAAGAGTGAGGGTAATGACTTAATCGGACCTGTTGGTCCTAACGGTCCTGTCGGTTCTTCTGAATTTCCACCAAGGAAACAAATAGTTGAAGACGATTCTTGGAAGAATGCTAAAGAAGGATCGGCAATGACGTCATCGTTTGAAATCTCAGAAACACGACCTTCAATGAACAAATCACCCGAACAGTTAAAAGCAGATCGTGATGAAACTGATAAGAGAATTGAAGAAACACTTAGAGCACAGAAGAATGACCCACGGAATCAACAGTTTGTTGAAGGAATGGATGTTAAAAAGAACTAGTGTGTGTATTTATTTAAAGATTTTATACATTCTATAATAAATGTCTTCGTTTTCAGATAATAAGTTTCTAGTAAAATTCTGTAGTCGTCTTCAGACTGTAATTGAACAACTATGTAGAATCTTTCCAAAAGAAAATGACTTTGCTGTACTCGATACAGCAATCGCAGGATTAATTGAATTTGAAAAATACGATTATATCGCAAAAGAATATTTTACTTTTGTTTATAAATATAACAAAATCATTGAAGATGAGGATGAAGAAGCACTTGTTAAATTAGATATGTCAGATGATCTTAAAAATGCTAATGTTGATAAGCAGGAGGGTTCGCTAAAGATTGATCATTTTAAGAAACTTATTCAAAGTGGTGCCAGTGTAGATACAAAGAAGAATTTCTTTAGTCATCTTAAAATTCTAAATAAGATTATTGAGCATATTAGAGACGTAGAAAAATCTGTAAGTTTTGATAATTAATTGCGTTAATCGATATTACTTTTTTACTAATATTAGATTAAATGAGTTTTGATTGGGTATCTAAAAGTGGTGGGGTTCCTTCACCAATTAATCCAAAGGCTGATTTAGAGTACATGAAGACACCAGAATACGAGAAAGAAGAAGCAAAACGCATTGAAATTGGTTTAAGAATTTCGCTTTCTATCCCATATAATCCACCAAAAATGCATGGCCCTGAATATTGGGAATATAGAACAGCACATAACAAGAAAATTCAAGAAGCTTATGAAAAAGAAACTGGCGATATGAGAGGATATTGCGTTTATATTAATTAATTGCGTTAATCAATATTACTTTTTATACTTTCATTAATTTAAATTAACACATGAGTATTGGTAAAGTTAAATTTTTTCATCGTCTTCTATTCGAATTTATTGACAAATTAGGCAAAGCATTTCCAGATATAATTGATGAGATTAATCTCAAAACAATTATTTCAACCATCGACCCCATTTTAAAAGACAATATCGCCGATTACAAGACTGACGATGAACTTAAGAAGAAATCTGTTACGTTTAAATATATGATTCAATACTATGATAATATTCATCATTTAGCAAAAGAAATTGCGAGTAAGAACTTTGAAATTTTCAATGATTCAAAGAAGTTTAAAACCCCAAGTATGCTCTTAGTTGATATTGATATTAATTTTATTAAACTATGGAAATATAAGAATATTACAGACGATACAAAAACTGTTATTATGACCTATTTTGGACTTATGAACAGTGCTGTTGAATCTATTATTGAATCATATAAACTTTCTAATAAATCAAAGAAACTTATTCTAAGAAATAGAATTGTTAATATTAAACTACAAACAGAGATTAAAAAGAAAATTTATGAAGTAATTGGGGAAGCTGGGAGAAATGACACTATTGATAAAATGATTGATGAAATTATTAAGAGTATTCAAAAGTCAAAACACTTATTTGAAAAGGGTAATATTACGTCAGAGAAGATGCAAACTATTATGGGCGGACTTCACAAGAAAATGATGGATAAATATGAACATGGAGAACTCGACGAAGAAGACCTTAAGAATACTTTCAAGAGTCTCATGAAGAATATTCTTGGAAATAAAGATGTAAACCTTAAAGATAGTATCGGTAGTGTCATGGAAATGCTTAAATCAACTGGTAATGAAGATATGATCAATTTACTTGATGAGCATATGGACGAAGAACAACTTAGACAGAAATTCCAAGAGATTGAAAAATCACTTGATGAAATTCCAAAAAATAAAATAAATGAAACGAGTAGTTAACTTGTTCGCTATTGTTTATAAATATATGTTTTCTTAATTTTCAAATAAAGATTAAATTTATGACCTTCAAGTGAGAAGATAATAGAATAATCATCTCCAAGTATTCTTTTTACATGATCTGTTAATATAACAATAGCTTCAGTTGTATTATTGAATATATTTCTATAAAATGTATTCTCTTCATTTGAAATTTCTACATTCTCAATATAACTATATGAATAATTATATTTTCCCAAGTTCATTACAATAATAGGATGTCTTAGTTCAATAGTATATTTATTAAACTCAAGATTATCGAATACACCACAAAATGGAGGTTGTTCAATAAAATGTGTTTCAATATTTAAAAAGTTATTTTGTAGAATTTTATCAAACAGTTCAAAGTGTTCAATAATTAACTGGACTCTTTTTTGTGCTACTTCTCGAGCAACTTCCGCCTTAATTCTAAGATTGTTATTGATATTCTTGTTGAATTCTTCCATTTAAGCTAAAATTTCTTTGATATTAGTTATCTTATATCAAAATCAATTTTTGATAATATGACATTTATGTCATATTATAAAGAACTTTAGATCTTAAATCGGTTATAAATGAATTCCTGCGTAGCAAGCGTATGTCCCATAATCTTGGCTAATTCTTTACGTTCTTTTGGGTTATTATGAATTGTCTTCATTTTCTCAGATATATAAATTTTACGCAACATACTTGTTGATATATCATACGGTTTAAACACTCGTTGTAGCAAGTGCGACAATGCCGATTGACTCATTGAAGCTGAGGGTGTTTGTAAATTTGGAATAAGGTATTTATTCCCATTTGTAATTTCATACCATCTTTTAATGACTTTAACAGTCCCTTCTGGAATGGGAATTATACGAACATCATGAGTTTTTGATGTCTTGTAAAATGAAATTACAAGATTATTATGAGTTAAATCTACCAAATTACACTTACATGCTTGTGTAATAATATCATACATACCAACACTTTTAACTTTAATTATAATTGAATTTACATATTCTTCGCCACGTAAAGGTGGTATAGTAGTATATAATGTTAATAATAAATATTTCAAAAATACATATTTATCTTCGTAAGAAGAGAACTGCTGATCGGAATACTCTTTAACAATCAAAGAGTATTTCTTATATACTTTTAGAATGTCTTTCCATGGGATAAACGATTCTTCTTCTTTCTCTGTGGGTTCTTTATATTTATTATCTTCATCAATACGTTTCGCAAGTTTGTCAAAGAACTTTTGATATGTTTCAATGACGTTATCGGGAGTTCGCGCATCGGCTTTAAGAAATGCTAAAACGGCTGATGTAAGATTTTTCTGTGCCGATTGAACTGTAAGTTTGTTGTCTATATATTTCGTAAAAAGATCTGAATCGTTCTTAAAAGGCCGTAAAGTGTATTTATCCTTTGAATAAATGTTAATAAGCGCATTTTTCAAATTAGTTGTCATTGTTTGTATAGAACTTGGTCTATACCTTTGTAATAAACGCCTGTTAATCGATTTGGGAATAATGAATTCCATTTTTATTATATAATAAAAAAAATGTTTAAATAATCATCAGATTATTAGTTAATAGAACCGGATTATAATATATCCCATTAACCAGACAGTTGATATTTAATGAAATCAGGATGATCAAACTAATAAACCTATAAAAGTGGTTTATTAAAATGATCAAATCGATTTCATTATCATTTATTATATACTATATTTGTTTTGTTTATTTTAAATTGTTTTATACTTTAACTCAAGATAATATTTTACAGGTAATATGTTTGTAGGCCTGGCGTACCATAGAGATTGTACGCGGAAGTTGATGGGTAGGCAACATACCGCCATGCGTTGGGATAGTAATATGTCCTCCAATACCAAGGCATCCAAGGACGGCGGTAGAAACCGCCCCAATACCCTCCGTAGCCACCTCTACGGCCTCCGCGACCACGCCCGCGATATCCACCACGACCTCGACGGCGACCGCTAGCAGGAAGATAGTTATATCCTTCAACTACATCATCATTCGAATAAGGATCATTTTTATTAACAAAATACATTATTCCAACAACTGTACTCCATATACCCCCAACAATAAAAGCAATATATAAAAGAATTATACCAAATCCTTTAAACGCATCAATCTTATCTCCCATCTTATATGTTATTTAAAAAGATTTTATTCTTGAATACAATAATTAAATTATTTGTATGGCAGAGTGGAATAAAACCCAAGAACATTTTCTCCAACATCTTGGAGAAAAAGCCAAATCATATAGATGGCTTCATCACAAATCCAGTCTTGGATTAACTTGGTGGAATAAATGGATAAATATGACTAATATATTCTTTAATGCCGTTCTAACAGCACTAAATGCTAGCGACCTTTGGGGCAATCCAGTTTTATTTAATTTTATCGTACTCTTTGTTAGTATTATTGCTTTTTCAATGGCTGGAATTGTTAAATCGCTAAATTATATAGAACGAATTGAAAGTCATAGAACTGCCGGACAAAAATTCAAAATATATTCAAATGAAATTCAATCTGTAATGGGTCTTCGCAGAGCCGATCGCGGAGATGCTAAACAGGTTGTTGAAAAATATAGTAATAAATTTAACAATCTAATTGTTGATTGTCCAAATGTAGAAGAAAAAATTATGGATAAATTCGCTGAAATATTCAAAACAGATACGTTCAGCAAACCGGAATTAGCTAATGAAATTACAGGAATTGAAATTAAAGAAGAAAGTAATAACAGTTCTCATAAAGAAGAAGAAGTCATAACAATTCCAATTGATACAAGTCTTCAAGATGCATTTGAAGATGCTCTTGATAAGTAATCAAATTTTTATTTATTCAGTTTTTTATTAATTAATTCAAGTAACACTTTTAATTTTTTTATTTCAATTGGTTTGGGCAAATAAGCACTCATACCAACCTTAAAACATTTATCTTTAATAGTATCATTTGTATAAGCTGTCATTGCTATAATTAAAGGTCGTGTTACAATAGTCGGGAACATATTTACAATTTCTTTTGTTGTCTCAATACCATCAATTGGTTGCATTTGTATATCCATGAAAATTATATCAAACTTTTGTGAATGAAGTATTTGTAATGCTTCCGGACCGGAAGAAGCTAACGTGATATCATGATAACCAAGCTTCTTCAAGTACCCCACAATAACATCCTGATTGAATTTCACATCTTCAACGAGAAGTAATTTTAATTTTTTAACAGGTTGTAATGCTAATTCTTTTGTATATTTCGTTTCGTATTCCGGTTTCAATATTTTCATTATCATTGTATATAATTTCTGACTCTTAATTGGTTTAGAAATTGCGTCAGTCAAGAATGGAGCATTTTTCATAGGATCTTCTAAAAGAGATGATGTGGCAATTATAGGAAGGTTTGGATAGATTTCCCGTATTTGTTTAGCTAATACAATCCCGTCAATATCGGGCATATGTACATCGATTAATGCTAGATCAAATTTATAATTGCCGTCAATATACGCCATTGCTTCCATTGCCGAACCGCAATTTATAGGTTTCATATACCATTTCATGACACAACTTGCTATAATTGTTCTGTTAATTGGATTATCATCGACTATTAACACAGTTTTATCAATTAATGATTTATCTTCATGTATTATTATATTATTTGATGAATCTGTACTGCTTGTTTCTGAATGAGACAAATCAGCTTTTATATTAAATGTAAATACCGATCCTTTATTGACAGTACTGTTAACACTTATATTACCTCCCATAATTTCTACAAGATTTTTAACAATAGTAAGCCCCAGTCCAGTGCCGGATACAGAAGATATATCATAATTAAAAGCATTGAAAATAAACTTTTGTTTATTTTTTGGAATTCCGCAACCGGTATCTCTTACAGAGAACAAAAGTGTATCTGCAACTTCTTTATTTTCTGTGTATGATATAACAACTTCTCCTTTAGCAGTATATTTTATACCATTTTCAAGGAGATTTATCAAAATTTGTCTCAATCGCGATTTATCTGCGATAATGTACGATATCAAATTATTTTTCGGGGGATCTTGATACAGTTGAAGTCCTTTTCGCGTTGCTTTTAACGCAACGATATCAAGTGCTTCTTCAATACATTCGCGGACATTAAAAGGTTCCGGATTTAGTTTTAACTTGCCGGCTCTCATCTTTGTAAAATCAAGAATATCATTTATAATTGATAAAAGTTGCATTGAACATTGATTAATTGTGCTCATATACTCTGTCTGCTTTGAGCTGAGTACTGTATCTTGAATAAGTTCAACCATTCCAATGATGCCATTTAACAGTGTCTTGAATTCATGAGACACCTTTGCTAAGAAAATTTCATTGGGATCTGTACTATTATATTGTTTAAGGAAATAATATGTTGTATTGTCAATAGACTTTATCGATGATACTTGATAATCTATTGACAATATTTTTATTTTATTATTATTGTATTTCCACGTTGGAATAGCTTCAGTTATATAACGTTTTATTATTGATTTAGCAAAAAGATTTTTAAACACTTTTGATGCGTTAATAACATTAGTATTTTTATCAAGTTGGAAGACGAACTGGTCTTGGAAAAATTCCATCTTTTATTAAATGCGTATAAAATAAAATGCCAACAAATGGGGAAATAACTCGAAATGCGTTAGATAAATTTTTTAAAAGTTATGGAACTGGTGTTGTATTTTTAACAATTGGAATTGTACTTGCTATTATTTTTATTGTTATAGCAGATTTATTTGAAGAGAAAGGATTGCCAAATAGAATACTTAATAAACTAGCAGAAGCATCAATGTTCATTGGTGGGGCAGGTTTAATTGGAACTATCTACATTTTTATAAATGATTTCAAAAATAGATCACTCCCTGATAAATTTGGGAGTTTAGAAACTGTATTCTGTAAAGACGTTGGAATGTTTAAACGAAAAGTATTTTATGAAGTAAGTTAACGACTACCGCGTCGTCCTCGCGGTCCTGCCGGTCTTCTACCAATACCGTGATGTCTTCTATTACCTCCATGATGTCTGCCACCTTGGTATCTACCATGTCTTCCATATCGTCTAATAAAAGGGTAACTTGAATAATAATATGGGTTATAACTTGAATAATACGCATAAGGAGCTGTATAAAGAATTTCTTCATTTTCAATAATTGGTTGTTTATCAACTTCAACAATACTCTCGTCGTTACCGTCGTTAGATTTCGAATCATTAATTGATGTAACGATAACGTAACTGGCGACACCAATACCAACTAATGCTAGCAAACCAATAACTGCTCCCATTTATTTATTAAAAGAAATTTTCTTGCGAACCTCTACGTGTCATCCAAATGTCATTGTTCTGGAGGTAGCTCCAAAGTTCTCCAAGATTATTGTAATCTTTTCGGGGAATAATTGACGGACCTCCAATTCCAAGGTTGGAACCAAGACCGGTTCTAATATCAACGCCAGTTGTACGAGATAATGTAGGACCGGTAACATCAACATCAATAACGGTATCAAGAGGGTCCATTGGACTTGTGGTACCGGCGCCACCTGAAACGGTAGTGGTACCGCTTGCTTGATTACTTGCGTTAATTCGCGCATCAATAAGTGCATTTAGTGTATCTTGGAGTTCTTGTCGTTTAACTGGGTCCGCAATCTTTTCAATCTCTTTTTCAACTTCAGATTTATTATCGACAACTACATTCGCAACATCAGTCTGTTCTTCTGTAAGAACTACCTCATCCGATCTTGTAAGTAGTACAATTCCAATAACAAGACTCGCCACAGAAATTAATGATATTACGACACCTAACGCAATTAACCAACCGTTCATCTTTTATATTATATATTATAAAAATATAATAATGGATGATAAACAACTTGAAAAAGCGTTGAATCGCAATAAAATCAAGATTCATATTAGTCAAGACCTGATTAACAATGTTGAAACTTCAGAACAAGAAATTATAACTGGATTTAATTCAGCTGGAAGACCGGAAGGAATTTGGTTTAGCTATGGTGGTTCGTGGTTGAAATTTCTATCAGATAACACTGGGAATATGAAAGAAGAATATAAATCATGTTGTTATTTATATAATGTTGTTTTAAGTAAAAAAATACTTAAACTTAATACAATAGCAAAGTTAAATAAATTTGACACGAATTACCCAAGCTATTGGCGCCCCGCTAGCGACATTAAACGCGGTAGTTCGTATTTAAAAAGACTGCCTTACGTACCCGTAGGGCGTAGTATGGGTGTTCGCAGAAATGTTGAAAGACTAATTCGCGATGGTAAAATAATAACATCACTCCAAGAAGTTAAAGACGAATTTGAAGATGAATACGGTATTGTTGTCCCAAATAAAGATATTGAATATTATAAGTTTAAAAGATGGGACCTCATTGCTAAAAAATATAATGGTGTTGAGTTTATACCATATTTTGAAAATTACAGAAAAAAGAGATTCTGGTACTGGACTATTGATGTAGCTTCTGGATGTGTATGGAATCCAAATGGTGTTAAAGAGTTTAAATTATTAGCAAAGAAAACTTCTGATGACAAATGGGATTTAACTAATTATGGAAAAAAAATATTAATATAAGCTTCTCATACTTCGAATATTTTTTTTATCTTCTTCTTGTTTTATAAATAATTTACATACTTTAATTACATTTGTTTCTTTACTATGAAAATCTTCTTTAAACTGTTCAAACTCTCCATGTAAATAACGTGATTTATCATAAATATAACAATTTTTTATTAACTTACATACTGCGCGATAATTCTCTGTTTCAATAAATTCGTTTAACAAATCTAGAAATGTTTCTTTAGCATTAATTTCTTTAATTAATAATATTTCTACTTCATTTGGATCTGTTTTAACAATTTTAAAACATGATCTTAACTCTGTATATTTAACATAAAAGGTATATTCATTTGGAGGACAACTTTTATAAATTTCAAATTCATCTGTTTCAGTTTCTCTTAATCTTTTCCATAGTTTATTCCATTCTTTCTTATTAATTAGAAATGTTGAAGCAGATATAACATAATTACCTAAATCAATAGGTTTAGTATGAATAAGAAGCATAGTAGTCGCCATTTTGTTTAGTTATATTATTCTTAATTTTAAATTCAATTTTAATATTTTAATAATATAAAGTATAATATAATGTCTGGAAATAACATGCTTCAATCTTTTCGTAATGCTAAAGCAAAGAATCTTGGATTTGAACTAATTACCAGATTTGGACAACCTAATATTGCTCTTGTAGGACGTCTTGAATGGTACCAAATTATGCCTTACATCAGTACAATTGTTCTTCTGGATGAGAGCATTCCTCACAATTTCCCAATGCCTCACACAGATTACGTTTATAGTACTACAAATATTAAAATTACACCAGACCAAGCAAGTGCCCTAGTTCAAGTTAGTGGAAGTATTATTATTGATCAGCTTAAAGGTCAAGTAACTGCCCGTTGCGGGGCGCTTATTAAAAATCAAGTAACTCTTGGATTTGTTTATGATTTTGTTAATGGACGTATAAAGAATATTCGCAGTGTAGCAGATCTTAAGAACGAATATGCCGATCGTATTGAAAATAATCAAATTAGTACAAGTGGAAGATACAACCCTGTATTTGGTGTTGAAGCAGATAGACCTACACAGACAGGCAGTATTAGTCTAATCGATCAAATGAAACTACTTGGAGAACAAACTCGAAGAATTTTTAATTAAAATCAAAATGATTTAGAAATAACCAACAAAGCTGGTTATTTCATTGTTTAAATCAAAATGATTTAAACTAATTTTTTTATTTAGTTAAATGACAACAGTTACTAATAAAAGGAAGAAACGAGGACTTTTCATAACCTTTGAAGGATGTGATAGAGCCGGTAAAAGTACTCAAGTAGAAATGTTAAATACAATGTTAAATGAACAAGGAATTCCGTGTATTAAAATAGCGTTTCCGTGCTATGACACACCAATTGGCAAATTGATCAAAGAAAAGCTTCAAAGTGGCGGAAATGGTGTTGAGATGCATTTGCTATTCGTGGCAAACAGATATGAATTCCAAAAGAGGATTAAAAATTATCTAAATGACGGGATTAATATATTGTGCGATCGTTATAAGGATTCCGGACGCGCCTACGGTCTTGCTACGGGCATTCCAGATAAATGGCTCGTTAAATGCGATTCTGTTAACATCGACCCAGATTATGTTATTTATATCGATGTGGATGCCGAAATTGCTTCGAAACGCGCTGATTACGGCGATGGCGGGATTTACGAACGCATTTCGTTTCAAAAAACTGTTAGAGAACATTATCAATCAATATTCAACGATAATTGGATTTGTGTTGATGGAAATACGGATAATATTTTAAATATTCATTTAGATATCGTTGATAACGCTTTTAGAGTTTTTGGATTTTTTCTAGAATAAAAGTATAAATGAGTGGTCCGCCACCACTTCCTCCTCGCGGTTATGGAAAATTTCCTGCTGGCAATTCACCTCGTCCTAGCAGACCTCCACCTGTTCACAGACCTCTTCCAGCACACGACACAAGCCAGCCAACAATTCTACCTTCTACATCTAAACCGTTAAGACTCCCAGTTACAAAACCTTCGTATGATATGTCTCGTATATTCTGGACAGAACGTGTTGCTAAATTACCTATTATTGATACCAAAATATATACTGATGAAAAATGTAATATTAATTACAATTTTATTTCTAATCGCCAACCAGAATCTTTAAATGATTTAAGAAAAGCTAATAAATCATTTGATGGATTTTGTAAAGATTTTATAGAAGTTAATGACAAATATAGAACTTATTCACAAGCTAAAAAAATACAATTATTATTATTATATTATATTAAAAAATATAATAGTAAAGATGTTGCTCATGCCAGAGATTGTTATAATTATATTATAACTCTAAATGATCAAAAAAAATGGTTAAGTCCTTCAGATTTAAATTTTATTAATATATTTGCATTTAACAATAAAGTTTTTGTAATAACAAATAAACTTATTAATGAAGAATTAGACACAAGTTTAACAAATGAAGATCCTCTTATGTATGGATATAACCATTGTAATAATAAAATTTTATTATGGCTTTTACATAATGTTTTAATAAATGTTAATATAAAACAGTTTAAATATGTAAATGATATTATTATTAATAAGAAAAAATGTTTTACAGAAGAAGTTATTGATAGTTATAAATTTTTATACACTCAAATTGACGATGCTTTTTATAAATCAATAGATTTAGCTATTTTACAAGATGATATGAATCAATTTGTTAAAATAGTTAAAGAATTTAGTAATAATAATTCTTATATACTAGATAAAATAAATTACTATATATTTAATAATCATAGTGTTAAAGCAATCCCTTTTAGTAGAGAAATATTTAGAATTTATACAAAAGATGATCCAAGTGTATGGGTTAAAAAAAATATGATAGAAATTGTAAATAAAATTGTTGATGATGGTGATAATATACCTAATGATTTTAAAAAGATTTTATACCAATTTATAGAATTTTTCATTGGAATAATAATCAATTATCAACCAGATTTTATAACAAATTTTCTCGTTCCAAAAATTACTGAATTTAACGATTCACAACGTCATGCTGTTAAATATTGGATACCTAGAGTACAAATGATTATAGATATATTAGTTAAATTTCATCAAACATATATTATTAAAAATCTTCTACCAAAATTAATAGAAAAAATTATTCAAGAATCAAGTACTATTATACGATATCATAATAATACTAATATGCCATATGTTAAAGTTAATCTAAATAAAGCAGATTACTATTGGGTTGAATATATAATTGATAAAACAAGATTTACCAAAGACCAATATGACACGTTAATTAAAGAATCTACATCTAAGCTAAATATTAATAATGATAATCCTGTAACTCAATATATAAAATTACTTATTAATCGAAAATTTAATTCTTAAATCCTATTCTTAATCTTTTCTGGAATAATTAACGGATTATCTTTAGTTAATTTATTTTTTTGTTCAGTCATGTAATCAAAATCACAATTATGAACCTCAGGAGACCGGCATACTATACATAAGTCTATTAACTCGCATTTACAGTCAAACATTATATGTGTTCTCTTTTTACAATGAGAACATTTTGGCATTTATTTTAATAATTTAAATTAAATAAATGGAGAATCTAATTATTAAATTAAATAATAAGTACGACATTAAGACAAAAATTAATATCAATAGAAAACCAGAATACGGTGAGGAATATGATATAACTATACATTTACTTGTTGGTGATAAAATTATAGGTAGAATAACAGCCCATGATGTTCCATTATACGATGGAGAATTTAAAGAAGATTTAACTGATTCTATTGGTATATTAGCAATTAATCCAGAATATCGGGGATTAAACCTTGGAAATACATTAATATGTCTTCTTAAAGATGTATATGCTAAAAATAAGTTTAACACAAAGTATTTAATTCTATCACCATCTGACAATGATCTCGAAAAATTCATTAAGAGTGGCGGAAAGTTTAAAAATCTACATAAATACCGTACTAAAGACAAGTTTAAGCTCTTACAGTTCTATGAAAATGTTGGATTCAAACTAATTAAAGAACAAGTTATGCGAGTTGATATCAATGATTTACAATGTGTGGTGTCTGATTAATAATAATTTAAATATGACTATTACTTATATTTAAACAAAATGGAGCTTCGCTTACATTTTATCGATGGTAGTATCATTGAAAAGAAAGATAAATTATTAGAACTTGAGTATTTCAAATCTAATGAAAGGTTTAATAAAGATAAAACCGAATTCAATTTTACTCCAGAAGAATTCTCATGTGTTGATTTTATATGTGTTATTGATTCGTTAAGTGAACGAAGACGCTTACATGATATAGAAAATGATGATATAATTAATTACTTCGGGGTTCCTGTTAATATAATTAAACTACTCGAACATCAATTTGAACATGTTGAATTTATTGAAAATTTATTAAAAATCAATAATTTCTATCTTGATTGTAGTTCAATGGGATGTGGCAAAACATTTATATCTCTATATTTAGCTCAGAAATACAAGTTTAAGCTGATTGTAGTATGCCCCAAATCAATGATTAGTTCTTGGAAACAATTATCAGAAGACTATAATATCGAATTACTATTCATTACAACATATCAATCTTTTAGAGGATGCAACAAACGAGTAAAACACGATTATTTAACTGTTGATTTTGATGGGAATTACTTCCCAACAGATACATTGATTGAAATGGCAACAAATAAAATACTTGTTATTTATGATGAAATACAATATGTTAAGAATACGTCTCAACAGTTAAATGCATGTGTCGCACTGTCAAAATGTATTCTAAGGAATAATAATTCAAGACTAGGCTGTTTATCAGCGACTCCTTTCGATAAAGAAGAATTATGTGTTAATTTGATGTATCTTACGCAAATAATCAAAGCAGACAAACTATATACATATGATAACAGAGAAAGAACATACAATTATACTGGATATAATGAGCTAATCGACCTGTGTAAATTACTTGATAGAAGTACAACAGTGAGAATTGCGTTAGGTAATATTGAATATAATGTTAAAAAAGTTATGTTAAAGAGGTGTTATAAACTCTTTATACAAGTTTTACAACCAATATTTATCAGTTCTATGAAACACTTTGTTATACCATTTGAAAATGATTGTGCGAACTTCTATGGTAATTTAGATGAAGAACAAGACCAAAAAATTAAAAGACTTATTCAAAAATTGCGATGTGCTCTAAGAATGTTGTTTAACGATAGAGCCAACAGAGCCGATATAATGGCCAATATTACATATTTTATGAAGGCCATTGAGTTAATTAAAACAGAATCGATTGTTAAACGATTAGTTGATAATGATCTCGCAGAAAATGACAATAAAAAGATACTAATATACGTCAATTACTATCAGTCTATTAACAAGTTAAAAGAATTTTATCCAAATGCTTTACAATTATCTGGAAATATGTCAATTAAAGAAAGAGATATAACAATTGGGAAATTCCAACAACATAATATGAATCATAACATTCTCATATCAAATATTAGAGTGGGTGGTATTGGTGTTAATCTTCATGATATTAATGGCAATTTCCCAAGAAAAATGTATATACTTCCAAGTTATTCTATCTTAGATATACATCAAGCTACAGGCAGAATTTATAGGGCCGGTACAATGTCCGATTCAACAGTTAGAATTGTTTATTCAAAAAATAATGAGAAACGATTACTAGAAATTCTAGCAAAGAAAGGAACTGTCTTAAAATCTATTACAGAAGATATAAATATATGTTCTAATTACAAAAATATTAACGAGCCTTTAATCGTTTAAAATGTGATTACAAATAGTACAAATAGTTAATATATAACATCCATTAAATACTTTTAAATTAATTGGTGCCGGATTTATTGGCAGTTCCCATTTTATATTTTTATCATTGACTGGAATATAAATTGAACAAAAATTTAACGGACTCGAGGAACAGTAAAAACAATCTGGTCTCGTGTTATGTGTCATTATTTTAATAATAGGTACTGTATTACTAGACATTTCAGTACTTCTTATCTTAAAAGAAAAAAATTTAATAAGAAACAGTTAATGATTAATTCATTAATAATTTTTATTTTAAATTATTCTCTTGTAAAATTTTTTTCATTAATATAAGCGATAAATAGAGGATATGCTGGGATATCAAGATGGTCAGCCCAAATCATAAATGAAGTGTTAATAGCATACGGGCCCGTATGCGATAGAGGATTCTGAACATTAAGATTCTCCTGAACTTGCGATGTGGCACCAACTCCCTCGGCGGTTATAGAAAGATTTGTATATTGAATGAAATTCTTAATTTGAATGGCATTTGTATTATTTGTTTTGTAATTTACACGTAAAAGATACATACCATTTAATTTATGCACGTTTTCGCTAAGTGTTATGTCCATTTGCGGGACTATAATTGAAGTATAAAGATTTGTAATGTCAGTGTAAAACTGGTACTGTCGCCTAAATCTTAGAAAGGTAAATATAGGTTCATTTGGAACTGTATCATCAGGTGGCTGATACGTTTGGGAAATATTAATTGTAATTCGAGGGTTAGAAGTTTTAAGCTGGTATATAGTATTCTGATATACAGTCTGTGATCGCAATACCTTGAACCCTTTTTTGAATTCAAGAGCTTTAACATTGAACCTTGAGTTAAATGTCAGCATTGTCGTTGGCGAAGGAGTAATTGGAAATTTGAAGTTTAGTTTCGAGATAATGACAAGAGCATTCTCGCGATTAGTTGATGGCTTGTGTTCAACTTTCATAGAAGCAAGATATCTCTCTGCGTCATTCATATTTTCAAAAATACCGACAAATGGAACAAACCCCTTAATACTGTTATTAGGGACGAACCTAGTTAACCTCGCAATCATAGAGATTAATTGTTTTTGCGTTATATTTATTCCATGATAGTAGTCATCGAATTCAAAATTCCCATTAACGCCGACGAGCCTATAGAACTCAGTTAAAGCTCTAATCCTAGGACCCATTGTAATGCTATAACTAGATTTGCTAGGGTCTGGTAAAGGTACATTAGCCTGTGGAATATTCTTATTATAAATTTGTTGATACCATAGAATCCCAAGGCTAGAGGACATTTTTTATATATTATTATAAACTAATATTAAAAACTGATTTAGTTATTAACTACAATGTCATCCCAAAATGGCGGATACAATTCACGGAAAACAGCTAGTCAGAGAGCTCAATAATGAACTTAACATTAATCTAAGAGAAAAAGATGTATTAACCAGTTATGCGCACCTTAGCAGATCACTTAAAAGTATTAAAAGACTTCCAGCCAGTGAAAGGGTATTATGCCATGATTTTACATATGCTTTAACAGTTATTTTATACAGAATGTACAAGGTTAATACTGGATTCCCAACATGGGACGAAGAAACTGTCGAATACCTTAAAATGGCTTCCGAGGATGGTTCGCCGTATGCTTGGTACGATCTCGCCCAATTCTATAAATACAGAGGACATATTAATAATACGTTAAGTGCTCTCGAGAATTCGCTACAGCACGGTATGCTAATTGCTTTCAGAGATCTCGAAGAACTTTATAGCAAATATAGAGTATTTAACGATTACTATTATTGTAATGTTATCAAAAATATACTCAATAGATATTATACTAAATTGGAAAAAAATAAATTTAATTAGTGTAAAAGACAGTACATATTTTATTTTTAATTATAAACTCCGCACAGTTATCACATGGCTTAGAATTGCCGAATACATTATTCCTCATCCATGCTATTCTCGCGACAACCATTGTTGCGCCTTTAACACTCTTTTTTGCCTTACTTGCGTTCATAATGGCATCTACTTCAGCATGAACAGAGAATTTGCCATGTATAATTTGTTGCCCAAAATCAAAGTTATGCCCGACAGATATTATATCCTTCCCACGAAAAATAACGGCTCCATGTTTATAATACATACCACTTTTTAAAGCTTCTATTTTCGCCAGTTCCATAATTTCCGTAATTGTCTTCGATGGCCGATTTTCCATTGTCTTAATTTTGTTAGACTAACAAAATTCAATTTTTAAGACTGAAAACAATTGTTTTAAGACCGCAATGCTTCAATAATTTCGTATGTTATGGTACAGTCAGTTCTATTATAGTTAATAAGGTCTTTAAACTCTGGATGGACTTCGAGACTCACGCCCATATCTTTAGCTTCTTTCGCAATTTTTTTAATAGATAAAATAGAAGCTTTCCCAGTTTTCGTTTCAGATTCCCATTTTGATTTAATAAGTCCTTGTTCATAAAATGCGAACGCAATGTCTTTTAACTTAAGTGTAAAAGATCCTTTTACTGCCATAGAATTATCTCTTAACACTTTACAAATATCGATTAAGTTTAATTTGCCAACATTCCATCTCGCGGTTGGGTGTCTTTTGAGAGCCGATACCAACTCAGATGATTCAATGTGTCCCCAATGGTATAAAGGACAAGGACCGTCAGGGCCGTCAGTTTTATAAATATAACTCATAAATTTATCAATATTACGCTTCTCTTCTTCTAATGATAAATTCTTTACAACAAATGACTTATAGTTAACAATTCCCGCTTCAACTTTAACAACCCCAATTAGATAAATTCGCGTTGAATTAATTGCTACAGGCATCTCAGAAAAATCTTCAAGTACAAGGTCGCCCGCAGTTTCAAAATCTATAAAGAATTCAATTGGTTTCTTTGGTGGCATATTTATATTAGCCGGAAGTATCTGGAATGTAGAAGATTTATTAACAGTAATAAAATTATCAACAATCGTACTCAGTTGAGTTCCAGCTCGGAATCCTAACGATAGCGCATTACATTTTAAATCGTCCCATCTATTAAACCCATTATTAATTGCTGTATCGCGTTGTTGCGTTCCGCAGTAGTAAATTTGAGTAATTTCAGCATTCTTTATAGCAATTTCTTGTTTCTCTTGTGTAAATCCATTATCAAAATAATCTGGTAATTTCATATTTGGATATAATGACTCTTCTTTAACATTTTTATTGTCATAATGTTTATATGCGTCAATAGCAAGTTGGGCAATGTTTGAATCCGCATCGCGAAAGTTAATTGGTGCCAAACGATCGAAACAATCCTTGCCATGTTCTCTTGCTGTTGTCCAACGTCTACCTAGAATATACGCAACACCAGCATTAAAATTCTGTACTTCAGACAATAATAGATTATAAGTGAATAATTGTGTTTTATAAAGTGTAGTTTTAGAAGTTTGAAGTAAATAATTCTTATCAACAGATAATTTAAGAGTCATAAACTTAATATCAATAATACGATAGTGATAATCTTTTGAAAATACGCATGGATTATTTGTTATAACGGGCGGATTTGTAATAATTGAAGCAATGTAATCAGATCTGATAATAATATCGGGAGTTCCTTTCAATTTCTCTGATGGACTGATTAAACACCCCTGAAGAATAATTGGGATACCATTCTTCATTGCATCCACAGTTTCTGCTTCAGATTTAGCACGTTCATCGCCAATTCTATTTTTAATATAAACATAAGGAATTTTCTCTTTAATCAAGGAATATACAATATCTTCGAATTGATTCCCCATATTTGCTAAAATGTTAACTTCGCTATTAACTACCGGTTTATATGTTAGTGATGACGTCAATTTATCAATTAAAACATTATTTAACACATAATTTCTAATACCTGTAGCAGTCTTCCACGACTTTTTAACTATACCTCCAAGCATTGTTATTAATAGTAATTTTGCCCAATCTTTAAATTAAAATTGATTTACTTTGATATATAAACGCCAGTCAATCATGAATGAGTGCTCAATTTGCTTTGAAAAAAGCCTCGATAACGTTAAATTAAACTGTTTATGTAGTGTTGAATACTGTTTAGAATGTATTAATAACTGGTTCCAGAGTATTAATGAATACAAATGCCCTATATGTAAGAATAAAGCATATGTTAAAGGATTTAGATTTATTATAAGTCAATTAAACAATTATACACGTAGATACAATATATTATCTGATAGATATCTCCCATTATCAAATAAATATTGGAATAATGGAGTTATTAACAATTTTGTGGGCGATGCCCTTATTATAATTTATAAAGATATTCCAATTGATTCAAATATTATAGATTGTAGATTTTATGAATATAATATTAATTATAATTTCCAGTATAAAAATTATAGAGATTCAATCTTGAGATTAGATTATATAGATTTTAATATATTAAATCAGCAAATATATCCATATTTTAAAGTTATAGGTTTTTATAACTAATTTTTTTATTAATTTAGAAAAAGAATGACAGGAAACAACAATTTAAAACGTAGAAGTAAAAGCAAAACAAAGAGAAGAAGTAAAAGCAGAACGAAAACTAAACCATCTTTATCGCAACTAAAAAGGAAATATGATTTAATCGTTTTTGACATTGATAGTACACTCTTTGATAGTCTGGATAAAGACGACGGAACTGTCAGTATCAAGGCCGATCACAAACTTGTACATGGTGGCGATCATTTTAAAATGTATGCCCGCCCATATTTAGAGAATTTTATAAAATTCTGTCAAAAGAATTTCAAAAAGATTGCTCTATGGACTCATGCGGATAAATTATGGCTTAAGAAATTTATTGATAATATTCTCCCCAATAACACCGATCTCCTTTTTACATACCATAGTTCTCATGCTGAAGAAGTTGTTATTCCCAAAAAAGGAGAAGTTAAACTTAAACCGTTAAGTAAAATATACGCAGAATTCCCCGAATTTAATTCTAGTAATACAATTATTATTGAAGATACAGAAGATAATTGTTTAAAGAATCTAAAAAATTGTATTATTGTTCCCGAATTCTCAGTTAAAAAACATGTTGACGGAGAACCCGATATTGTTCTCCCACTTTTAGCAAAATATCTTCTCAAATTACAATCCGGAAAAGTTGCAACTATCGACAGAAAAGGATGGTATAAAAAAGAATTGAAAGAATTTAAAATATCACAGAAAAAATTTTAATTACCTGCGATTTTTTATCTAAGTATAATATATAAAATTAGAATGGACGCGCACACAATGCAAGGTCTCTCTGAGCTTCTGGACATGACTAACACTTCACAGATGGGTGGAGGATACGACGATATGGATATGGAGGGAGGTAAGCGTCGACGACGTCGCCGTTCTGCGTCTCCGAAGCGTGGTCGCCGACGTTCTCGTTCGCGTTCACCGAAACGCAAGTCTAAGCGTCGTTCAGGTTCAAAGAAACGCAAGTCTCGCCGACGATCGGTTGCCAAGTGCGATCCCGTTACAGGTCTTCCTGTTAAGCGTCGCCGACGTTCGCGCTCACCGAAACGTAAGACAAAGCGTCGTTCTCGTCGCCGATCGCGTAAGTAGATAATTTAAATAATACGTTGTTTTAACTTTGAAAATTCTTTTAATAAGAATTTATTAATTTTTTGTAAATCTTCTCGATTAAGAAGTTCCAGATTATCTGAATTGGCTTCCACATTACGGCGGGTTCTTGGCGGAAGCGATTGAATCATTTCTTTTCGTTTCTTGACAACAAACTGTGAAAAATTCCTTATAAGCTTTGTAAGGGGTTTTATATCTTTTGTCATTCTCTTAAGTGCCTTTAGCTGAAGTTCTTTTAACGTATCTTTCGGGTTCTTTAACCGCAATTCTATAATAATTAATGTCCACGCTGCGCAAAATCCATCAGGGTCTCCAATGACATTTTGTTTCTCATATTCCTGAAGTGCCTGAAATCCGACATAAGGGCAACTTATACAAGCCGGCTTGTATTCTGCGTCAAACAATTTGTTCGCAATTGGTTTAAACGCTTTATCGAACTCTTTCGCTTCAAACCATTGATCGGCTTCTATAATACATCCATGAGGCTCAAATCTTTCAATTGTATTATCATATTTATTGTAAATTAACAGATTGGCATGATAATCACCAGTTTTCCTTTTACTAGACCGGCATTTATCTATAAAGGCAAATGTAAGCAACATAAATATGAAGTCAACATCTTTGTTCATTTTACATTTTCTAAAGTTCCGAATAATCTCGGGAGGTACTAATAACTTTCTTTGGCCATTTACACATGTCCAGTTAACCCCTATGTTAAAATAAACTTCTTCATGAGGTCTTATTTGGATTTTAATTGGAAGACATCCATTTTTATACTTTTGAAAAATATAGATAAAACCAAATAAAATATCAAGATCGGTTCCTCTAAACTGTGTGTAACCCAAGTCTTCGCGGGATGTTAGAAAATTAAGTTTATTAGCATCAATTGTCATAATATTTTCTTTTAGAAACTCTTTTTCAGCTTCTGCGCGAATGTCAGTTGATGACCATGGCGAAGACCTTGTCGATCTTCTTTTTCTTTTAATACGCGACATTTACTTGTTTTATAATATTATTTAAAAATGAATTTAAATTGAATGAATTATGTAAGTTAAAGATGGCGAACATTGATATTGAAACTGAACAACAAATTCGCGAATCGTGGATTGACAATGATATTAGAAATTGTCCGATTAGACGTTCTTGGGAGGATATTTTCAATAAAATCTTTAACATGCCTGTAATTAAATCAAATATTGAGAAATTCATTGAAAATGAGAAAGATAAAATTATTCTTCCCAGTAAATACAAAATTTTCAATTGTTTTAACGCTTGTTCGTTTAAGAAGATTAAAGTAGTTATTATTGGCCAAGACCCGTATCACAGCAAATTTAACGAAGCTCAGGGATTTAGTTTCCTTGTACCTAAAGAATTCGTTGAAATAACAATTAACTCAAATTCAAAAGCACCTTCTAAATTCATTGCGCCTCCATCGTTAAAGAATATTAATAAAGAAGTTATGAGCGACACGGGCAAGTATTGTGGCAACCTTGAGGGTTGGGTTAATCAAGGAGTACTCCTAATGAATGCTAGCTTAACTGTTGAAAAAAATAATGCCGGTAGTCATATGAAATATTGGGGAGATTTAACAAACGAGTTAATTAGAGAAATTAGTACTCAAAATAAAGGGATTGTGTTTATGTTGTGGGGTAAATTCGCACAGAGTAAAGAAGAATATATTAACAAAACTAAAAATCATAGTATTCTGAGAGCCACACATCCGAGTCCTTTAGCTGGTGGTATCGGATGGTTCGGTTGCCGACATTTTTCACAAGCAAACGCGTTGCTTCTTCAGAAAGGAAAAACTGTAATCGAGTGGTAATCTTGTTTTCAGTCCGAAAACAAATAATTACTTTTTTGAAGAACCACAAAATTTATTTTTTAACGAGCTGACGAGACCTCCAATACATTTAACATGCTTTTCATTAATGTGGAATTTGTGTTGCGTAACAGCAATAATGGTTTCAATAAGTGTTGATACTGATAAAGGACTTAGTAGTGTTTCAACAAATGTTTTCTCATCTTTTGTAAGATAATTTTCAGCTAGGTACTCCTGAAGTTTATCCGCGATAAATAGAACAAGTTCTTTCTTTTGAGCACCTTTAATTAGCGCATTTTCATCTACAAGTTCCATAGCACGCGCAATAAGATTGGAATAACTCTCAACATTGGAATCCATACCTTTAATTTCTGCGAAAATAGTTTCTAACGTTTTATCAACAAAATCCTCAATATCAAGACTCTTAACGAAATCTGGAAGTTCCATTACTATTATAATTAAATAAAATTATTATCGATTTCAGATTCATTTTCAGAATTATCGCTATCGCCCTCGCGGTCCTCACGGTCCTCGCGGTCCTTCTCATCATAAACTTTTGAATAACTGTATGCTTTTACTTTATTTAACTTGGTTTCTTGAACAATGCCCCAAATCATACTTTCGGATTCAACAATGTCTTTGTAATATACATCAATCTTCTTCGGGTCTGGCGAAAATAGTATATATCCTTTAACAATGTCAGAAGCGTCAAAAGGAGTTTCTGTAATGATTCTAGCCTTACGCTTACCTTCCTCATGCGCCATAAAATTCAGTGCGAGTTCTTTCATTTTCTCAATTGCCAATTTCTCATCTTTAACGACACTTTTAACTTTAACATTATATGTCTGGTAATTAATAATATATACAATATACATCTTGTTTTAAACTTGGAAAATATTTTTAAATTCTTATTATAGAATATAAATAATGTCATTATTCAACAAAGGTAAATTGATTATGACAATCAATAGTTTGAACAATCTATATCAAATTGATGAAAGAGAACTATTACTTAATTGTCTAAGTAGTCTTGATAACAATGTTTTTAACATTACGGGGTATCGTGTTCCTAACCTTGGACGAGATATGTATCAACGAAACCTTGAAGATGTTCGGGATGTACTTTTTAAAAGTTATATTAGAAAAATTAAACAGAATGAGCACGATTTAACTGATCTAATTATTAATGATTTATACAACGCTTACCAACCACAAATTACACAAACTTATGAAACGTTTATGTTTGGAACTACTTACGGTGGTGGAGATGGGCCTTCAAGACCAGTTGGCCGAAGCAGACCTCCGGCAGTTGTGCCTCTTCCAATATTCATTCCCCCAATACCAACAGAAAGATATCCAATAACTCGCGACCCTGATCTTATTCCTGGAATGGCAACACTTAGCGAAATGAGTGCTATGTCAAGAAAACCTCCAATTAAAATGTTAAAATCATTAAGCCGGCGAAGTTCTGTCGATGAAGCGCCAACTGGACTTATTGGACCAAGAGGTCCAATTGAACATGTAAGAAGATTTGCTAGACAGTTTCATCCCTTAGTAACTCCTATAAATCTACCTACAATTCCAAGAGGGAAAATAAGTACTGTATCATTTGCTTCTCGTACGTCAGATGATTCATTGAGTGCTCAAAGATTAATAGAAGAACGTACAAATTCATTAGAAAATTTACCAAGGGCCGATTTAGGCAAGAAGTTTGTAGCTTATATCGACAATAAAGATAAACAGGAGTTAATCGCTAAATATAAAAATGATAATAAGTTAGAATGGTATAAGATTATTTTCATATCAGAAGAATTAGAAATTCTATTCGAGAGTTATAGAACAATTATTCTAACCGATATTTTAAGTTCAGAAGACGGGTTTCCACAAACTTTAATTAAAGTTTATTTAGATAAATTAGTTTCTGTTATAGAGAAAAATGTTTATGATATAACAGAAACTCACGGACGAAATGATTTTAACGAACAAATAAAAGTATATAACACTCTTCTTAATAAAAAACAAATTCCTCAATGGTATTATAATCATCTTGTTATTACATTTATATTCACAATTTTATATGATTATATAACTATAAATCCTAATGAATATATGAATCAATTAGTTGATTTAATGCTAGGAGAGATTTACACTTTTAATGATGCTGTATTCTCAAAATAATTATGTCGTATCTAATCATAAATTTATCAAATAATAAAATTGTATTCGTATTATATATAATATAACTCACAAATTCATCTAATTTATATTTAACGGTATCATTCTTAATTAATTCGCGATTAACTGTATGTTCGAGTTCTAACATTTTTTTTCTTTCATTTAAATCACTCTTAACATATAATTTACTAGAATTGTCTGTTCTGGGGAATAGCTCCATTGAACTGATTCAACTGATTAGAATCAATTTTAACTTCCGGTAGCTGTTCATTAATCTTGTCAAGAATTTCAAAAGTACCAATGTACTCATAACGATTCATTAGAATGAAGAATATACCCGCCTCTGTAGCGTAAGCGAAGAACATGAAAATATACGCGAATTTATTAGCCCAAAAATCGCTATCTCCGGTATATAATAATCCGACAAATATACCTAGAACAATCGCTGATGGGATGCCAAGACGGTATAAAAGAAGAATTAAATTATCACGATCGCGCTGTTGTTTATCAAGAACAACTTCATCTTGAATTTTAGCTTTATCATCCTTTAGCTGTCTCAGCAAAAGTTCCTTCTGAGGACGTTGTAGCTGTTTATAAAAGATATCGCTAATTCTTCCTACTTTATCGCTAATAATATTGTTAGCAAAACTGGCACTAACAGTATAAAAGAACACTCCTTGAACAATCATAAATATTAGAATATTATAGAGAACTTTTGAAATTTCAGGGACATAACCGCTGATTGTCTCAAACATTATTTAATTTAATGTAATAAATTAATTTATTACATTAAATTAAATAAATAATGGAAGAAGTTATTCTAAAGAGTCTTTTTGATGTACTTCTTACAGCAATGCTACTAACAATATTCGAAGTTGTATTCTTTGGTTGGGAAATTAGTAAAAAGATTACAACAACCGTTGGGAATTTAGTTAATTCATTTGCGACTACACTAGGTTCAAACGTTGATGGTATATTTAGACTTCCTGGAAATATGACTGAAGCAATTGCTGAAGAAGAAGCAATTTTAGTTAACGATTATAATGAAAGTGTTATGTATGATGGGTGGTGGATTGTCGGACTACTCTTTATGGGACTACTAGGAACTGGCGGATATCTTTATAAACATGATCAGTTTAGTTCCGAAACAGTTAAAAACACAGCTATACTCTCATTAGGAACTACGGTACTATTTATTATCTTCCAATTGTATTTCTTTTATGGTATTACAACAGGAGACTATAAATATCCTACACAAAAAGAATCGCAACTTATTGCTACAGATGCCATGATTAAAACTCTTGAAGATGATTTAAACCCTCCGCCAGAGTCAGAATAATTTAAAAACTGAATTTATAATTATATAATTATTTAAGATGAATGAATATATCGATCTTACCGACCCAATTATTAAAGATGAGTTAAATAAATCATTTGAAAATCCAGAATTATATCAATATGCGAATGAATTATGTTTTATTATAATGGCGGAATACAATCATACTGATTTAGTTAATATTATTGAAGACCGCACATTTCCACTTCATATAATTGCCTATAATATGCTCAAACATAAACTTAAAAATACATGTCTAGGATGTTTATACGATAAATGCGATCAAAAATCTCATATGGGAGATAACGGATGTCTAGAAATTAAGTATGAATAATTTAAATTTATATTATTAAATAAAGATAAAATGATTATTTTTTTAACTATTCTATTCGTTTTACTACTACTCATTTCATTCACTTCATTTATTATTTTCTTTAACAGACCGCCTCCGCGAATTGATTCCAAGTTCGGCCTCAATGACGTTGTAAGTCCCGCGGACGGAACGATAAAGTATATTCAAAATCGCGTAATAGATGGCCGGAAATATAAAATGATTCACATTTACATTGGACTCACAAACATTCATACACAAGTTTATCCAACAGACGGGCTATTAACAAGCGCCACATACTTTCCAACAAAAGTTTTCAATGATGCTAGAGGTAATACAGATAAGAATGAAAAATTGGATACATATTTAGATAACGGCATCATTATCCGGCAGATCGCGGGTATTTTAGCTCGCAGAATACATGCTTTTGATCCGGTGGGAACATTCGTTAAACGTAGCGAACATTTAGGTAAAATAACATTAGGTAGTGGTTGCGAAGTATTCTTGCCGGAAGATCTCTTTAGGCTTTCGAAAGATATAATTCCTGGGAGGGATGTAAAAGTCGGAGAAACAACTCTTGCCGAAAGAGTTGTATAAATTCTTTAGTTTATACATATAATTTTCAAAAGACATACTTTCATTTTTTTCTGTTATAATATTCTTAAAAATATCTTGAACACTTCTATATATTTTACGACTCCGAATTTCACGATCATTAATCCATTTTAAACTTTTAATCTCACATAAACAGTTAATATTAATACTGCTAGATTCTTCGAATATATACTTAACATTATTACTTGATTCTTCAAGTAATAATTTATTTTGTAGAAAATCTGGAATAATCTTTTTAACATTACAGAAAATAGGTAGAAATATAACGTATCTTTTATTTTTTCTTACAATCAAGTCTTTATTTAAAACCCCGTAATCGAATGGGATTGTATTTAGAGTCTCTTCCTGTAATTCGCGTTTAGCACATTCAATAATAGTTTCCCCCACATCACGATGTCCGCCAAGTATGTTGTAAGTTCCGTGAATATATTCACATTTTCTGTTTTCTTCACATAATAGAAAATAAATACTACCATTTACAACATAAAATGGTAAAACTCTTGCTTTTGTGTCTTTGGAGTAATGTCTTTTACTAAAGAGTTCATTAAACTGATAATCACTCTGAATATAAGACATCAACAAAGAAGATGTTACTTTTATTCAAGGTATTTTTTACACAATATTTTACTCACTTCGTTATTCGCTCACTTCGTTCGTTATTCGCTACGCTCATTACTCTAGGAGAACCGAAATCTTCTTTATAATTTAACATTGTATAAGCTCTTTCGTAATCTCCTCTAGTATAAAACAATTTAGATAACCCAGTTGCTTCACTTTTTGTTAAACGAACCTCTTTTGATTCAGTAGTTCCTACAACTTTTATGTAGAACTTTTTTATTAATTCAAAAATATACATTGTATTAATTATACATCAATTTTATTTAAAGTTAAAATCATTTAATTAATTAAATGAAGATTAATCTCATTGTCGCGGTTGATTCCAAATATGGGATTGGTAAAGATAATTCAATTCCATGGGGACGTATAACAGAAGATATGCGATTCTTTAAAGATGCCACGACAGAATCGATTGTAATTATGGGTCGCAAGACTTGGGAAAGTATTGGCGAGAAACCGTTGCCCGATCGTACAAATTTTGTTATTAGTTCAACAATGCCGGAATCGCGAATGGTTTGCCGGACTTTAACGGAAGCTTTAGAGAGATCGCATCAAGTTCATAATACATTATCACCAATTTATAAACCTCTAAGTCCCCAAACTGATAAAGTATTTATTATTGGCGGTTCAAAAGTATATGAAGAAGCCGTTAACTTCTTCTATGACGATATTGAATCAATTTATATGACAGCAGTTAAAGGTGATTTTAAATGTGATACATTCTTTCCCGTTCTTGATCAAAATAAGTTCAAATTAACAATGGCATCTAAAGGAAAATTAACAGAATTAAACGGTATTAGTTATAGATTTTTAAGATATGATAAATGTTCTGATGCCAAAGAATATGACTATCTATATATACTGAGAAATATTATTACGAATGGAGATAAAAGAGAAACGCGTAATGGCGCGACAAGAAGCCTGTTTTCGGAACGGTTAGAGTTTGACTTAAGCTCATATTTTCCTATGGCAACAATCCGTCGCACCCCCATTAAATGGATTTTTGAAGAACTCATGTGGATTATCCGTGGACAGACAAATACAAAAATATTAGAGAATAAAGGAATTCATATTTGGAAAGGAAACAGTTCTCGCGAGTTTCTCGATTCAAAAGGACTCGAACACTTTAAAGAAGGCGAAATCGGCCCGACATATGGATTCTTAATGCGAAACTTTGGAGCCGATTTTGAACATCATACTTCGTACAATAACGAATTTGAACAAATCTTCGAACGGTCCGGCATCGATCAGCTCCAAAACATTTTAAAGAAAATCAAAGAAACACCGCATGATAGAAGATTAATTATTAGTCTTTGGGACCCTTACAATGTAGATAAATGCGCTCTTCCGCCATGTTTAAGGGATTATCAATTCTATGTTGCCAATGGTAAACTGAGTTGTCAAGCGACATTAAGAAGTTCTGATGCTCCAGTTGCTCTTCATTGGAATATTTGTACCGCATCATTATTTACACATCTTTGCGCCAGTTATTGTGATTTGAATGTGGGCAAACTTACGATGATAATTGGAGACGCTCATATTTATGAGGAACATGTTAAAGAAGTTGAAGAAAATCTATTAAAGAGAACACCCCGACCATATCCAATTTTACGGGTTATGAAAAAGAGGAATAATATTGAAGATTACGAGTTTAACGATCTTGAAATCATTGGATACTTTCCGGATACGGAAAGTCTTAATTTAATTATGAAACCCTAAAAATAAAATATTATTAATGAAGTGCCAAAACTGCCACGTCATATTTTTTTTCTATGACGTGGCACTTTTCCGGAACCTTTAGAAGACCTAGAATGGACTATCCTAAATTTTCAAGAAATAAAAATATTAGAGCACTTATATGACATTTAAATTTCCTAAAATATTTTAGTGAATTTTTTTGGTTTTGAGAATTTCCCAAATTTGTCTAAAAATGAACAAGTTTTACAACAAACTTTGTTGTACTCCCAACAAACTCTGTTGTAAAAGTTCAAAAACCGATCTTACTATTTTTGCGAAGTTGGGTTTTTGGCGAAAAAAAATTCGGTTTTTACGTTTTCTGACACATTTTTCACTTTTTTGAAAAAAATGACTTTTTTTCTGAAAAAATGGATAAAAAAAGGTCGATCTTTTC